TAATCGGTTTTCCCGGACTTACTGGCGATTCCAGCAGCTACGCCAATAAGTCCCCGCTTGCGCGGCAGTACCACTCCGGCGCTGGTGCGATGTAACCTGCATCGTGCTGGGCCAAAGCTCCTCACTTTGGTTTGGTCTTACGGATGAAGCGCTTTCCGCGACCGCTCTTGTTCAGCTTCCAGTGCTGGTAGATGGTCGGGGCCTTCACGCCCAACTTGATTGCTACTTCCGGCCCGCTCATGCCCTTTTCGTTGAGCATGACACCAGCGCGTCTGATCTTGGCCTCCGATAGCTTCGGCTTCGGACCCCACTTCCAGCCCTTACCGCGCAGCCGCTTGATGGCCTCCAGGCCAGCCTTTGTGCGTTCCGCGATCGCCTCTCGCTCGTATTGGGCAAATGCCGTCGCCATGTTCATTCCCAGACGCCCAGAAGCCGTTGAGGTATCAATGTGTTCGGTAAGGCTGCGCAGGCTGACGCCCTTGCGGTCAAGCTCGGCCAAGACGGTGTAGAGGTCGGGCATGGATCGCGTGAGTCGGTCGAGGCGCCAGACGACAAGCGTGTCGCCCTCGCGGCAGTCCTTGAGCGCGTTATTGAGTTCCTTGCGGTTCTTGATGCTGCGCCCGGAGCGGTATTCGACGTGCAGATTGTCATCGAGCACGCCAGCGCGCTTAAGCGCGTCGATTTGAAGCTGAAGCGACTGTTCCTCGGTCGAAACGCGCGCATAGCCGACCAGCAGCCCGGTCGGCTTGTCCTGCTTTCCCCTGCCCATAAAGGCATTTTAGGCACCATTTCGAACAACCCCAAATTATCAACATACCGTAACGATGACTTGACAATTTGTCAAGGGTGTGCTACATTGTGTTTTGTGAATAGGGATAACGCCATGAAATTCAAGGTCGGCGATAAGGTCGAATGGACGGGTAGTTCCGGGACCGGAGAAAGAGGGACCGTGACGCACGTTCTCGGCAAGAAGTTTGAAGTCACATGGAGCGACGGCGGGTGCTATACCTACGAGGATTGGCCAGGCGGCTCCGTCCGCAAGATAGGGAAGTAGGCCTCTCAAATGAGACACATCATTGGATTGGCTGGATGCCAAAAAGGAAGCGGTCCCGCAGAACTTGAAAGCGGCGACCTAATCAGTGTCCGTATCGTTGATTGTGAGGACAATCATATTGCATTGCGCATCGGTATAAATCCCGACGCAGCTCGGCTTACTGTTGATGAAGCGGAGCATATTTCGAGGTTGCTTGCCGAAGCGGCGGTCAGGGCACGATCACGGCGACCAAAACAGGAGGTTGAGGAAACTCAATAAAGCCCGCTATGCGTTTGGCGGTATGCAGCACGAAAATGAGCAATGCCCGCTTGAAGGCGGACCCAAGCTAATTGGCTCGGCTGCATACCACCTAACTCATGGCCGAAAGGAATAGCCCCGATGGGCGGACAATCCGATCAAATCGCACGACATGAGAAACTCAGCCGCGAAGCCGAATGGTGGCGACAGATTTATGGCAGCAAAAAAGAACTTGCCGATGCGTTTATGGTATGGGCGAAACAAGGCCTAATAATTTGGTGCCGAAAGAATGGCATCAAAGTCAAGAAACAAAACTCAGGATAGCCCCCCCGATGGCAAAGTCATATTGGCGTTATGGCAGCGCTGAGAGCGGCGGTAGTTCTTACCTGATTATATCGGAACTTGAACCCCAGACGCGGAAGATCATGCTGGCGATGGGGGGCGAGCAGCCATCAGAAAATGACTGGTCGATTTTCTTCATGCGTTCTGGTGGTTCAATGAGCGGCGCGATTTGTGAAAGAATGGAAATGGCGCACAACGTCGCCAAGTCGCAATCCGCAAAACAGGAAGGTTGAGGAAACTCAATAAAGGCCCATGAGAGTGAACATCTACGCCGAGGAAATGCCGGACGAACCGCGCATTGAGATCATCGAGAAGGAAATCGATGGCAACAAGTTCACCGCCTTGCGTATCTATCTGGAACTGCCAGTGACGAAGGAAGTCGTGGAGGAAACCCACGTCGGTCCCGTCATCAAGACGGTGCAAGTCAAGGGACCATTCATGCACCGTCCAGGCGACGACGATAGCGCGGCGGTCACGTTTTGGGGCAAGCGCGACTTGCGCGTGCTTCTACGTCGAGCGCTCGATGTGCTCGATGCACACTATGCAAAACGAGAGGCGGCCTAGTTGGTCGAATAGCCCCGCTATGTGGCAACCGATTGAGACAGCGCCGAAAGATGGAACTAAGTTCCTCATCGTCAGAGACGACGCTGAATACGAACTATGCGAATGGTGCGAGCATCTTCCGTTGTTCAACTACGAACACGTCGAAGGCGACCTATATCGGCGCGTACAGATAGAGAAGGATCGCCCCGGTTTCTGGAACTGCGGCATGCAGAGGGCTGTCGGTTGGATGCGACTGCCGGCGCCGCCAGATCGAAAGGAATAGGCCCCGATGGCTGACACGGCGGCAGAGGCGATGCTGGAAGCGCGCTGCGAAGAACTTGAGCGCGCGGGCCGCATGGTTGAACGTCAACTTCGCAAATACCTAGCTGGCGCGCTATGCGCGGTGTGTGGTGAACCGCTTGGCGAGGACCGCCAAATCATCATGGACGATAACGAGCGAACGCTGCACGAAGAATGTCTCGATAAGGAGGGTGACGAAAGTCACTAAAGGCCCCTTGGAAAAGAGCCGCTACCAGATTGAACTAGAGGCGCTTCCGCCATGGGCGCAAAAGATGGTCAGTGCCCTCACTAGATGCGGCGGCTACGGGACTGGAAGCGCTGAGGATTGGGAAGATCGGGAAGGTAAATATGAAAAGTTCCATGTTCTTATTAATTCCGAGAAAAGCGACGAATGGTTCGGCGGTTTCCTCGAAATGAAAGAACTTGCTGGAGCACTCACCGCACCATGGCCCAAGCCTGTTCCGACGCCGCACGAAGAACTGACGACTAGCAATCTAGTGGAAATGATCCACGATTACGATGACGAGGAAGGCGGCGGCTTCGACCAGCCGTGCCACTACGGCAACCGTTGCGGGTATCATGCTGTCTATTGTCACAATGATGCTTGGCCGGATGGTCCGAGAAAATGCCGACGTAACCGCACCGATTATCGACACGAAGAATGCCCCGGATTCTATCCAAACAATCTCTATAAATCGGAGGCTGACCAAAAGTCAGGATAGCCCGATGGATTCGCTTCTTGAGCGCCACATAGCCAGGCGCCCTCTCACGTCTCAGCAAGAAGCGTGCGCTTTGACGGTGCGGCAATCGCTCGCGGCTTTAGGGCCGTGCGAGCCAAGCATCGTCCGGACGGTATCGGTCGCTCTCGCGAAGGGTCTTTTCGGGGAAGCTTTCAATGCAGCGTCAGACGATCAACGTCGGCAGTGGATCGACCTGATGGAGAGTGAATATCGCGCTGCCGCCAACTTGGATTCATAGGCCGCTTCCCCGCCAACAAAAAAGCCGCAGACGATGCGGCTTAAGTCCTAGGAGGGATTACGGGGATGGTTACACCGCACCATTTGCCTAGCACCGAATAACGCTCATGCGGCGTGCCGGATAGGTCGGCCACAATTTCCCATCCCAATGCCGTCCATTGTTCAATCTCATCAATCAGGATGTAATGGAACCACTGATCGCCTTGTTCGTCGCGTCTATCGCTAGACGTTTCAGTTGGGTCGGCCTCAAGACGACGATCATGCAATCGGCATCTCCGTTTCCGATGACCAGTTCTGCCGGTCCATTGGGTGCATCGCGCAAATAGACAAGCTTGAACTCGGTTGTAGTCATTCGTCATCTTTGGTGAAATTGAACGCTCGGCGTCCGTTTGCCGTGGATCGCGGATGGCGGTTTAGGCGCGCGTAAAGGAAACTTCTTTTCCCCCGGCGCTCGATCTTGAAGTCCATGTCGTGTGTTAGACTACAGTCGCAGCACATGATGCGCTCACCCCTGAGCGTCAATCTGATCCACTCGCCGTCGAAGATTTGCTTAGCTCGGGGCATCAGACCTTTACCAGTTTTCCCCGAAATTGCACATGCTCATCGTCCCATTTCAAGACCAGTTCGGGCTGCAATAGTGCGCCATCAACAAATGTCAGAACAACGAAAGCGGAGCGCCAATTTTTAGGGTTGTCTTCAGTGTAGTCGATAAAGGCTTTGGCGTCCGTGTCGGCTATGCAGCCGCCGTCCACGCCGTATCGTGTGCCATCGTAATCATCGAACGGCGTTACCTTTGCGGAATGCAAGTGGCCGGTGATTATGGTTTTTCCAGACCAAATAGTATTGTTATGTGGAGCATGCATCCCACCACGAAATCTATGCTTCACCACAACATCGTCATTGATCCATGCCGACCATGCACTTCGCCAATTAGGAAAATTATCATGGAGATGCATGCCGTGTATTTTGGCGTATTCAGGAGCAACCGATGCTAGTCTCGTTTCAAAGCGAGCATCATGGTTTCCCAGCGTCCAAACCTTTTCTGCCTTGAAGGCCGCGAGTTCTATTTCGTGCAGGCGTTCCTTGGCAGTCTCTATTTCGTCGGAAAGCTGCGGCCTTTTCTCCCAGCCGATCGGTGGATGACGGGAGATTTGCGGAGCGTCAATCACGTCGCCATTGAGAATAACGGCCCTTGGCTTTAACTCCTTGCAGAAATGAACAAGCCCCCGATGTGCGCAACTTCGGGGGCCTGGCCAGTAGTGGGCATCACTAGCGATGATGACGTTACCGTCTTTAACCTCAAGGTCCACCCTATGCGGGTATTCCTTTCGTGGAGATATTTTCGTGCCAGATGCGCCGCCGTTGGGAGCGATAATCCTGATATTAAGCCGCCGCTCAATCGAAGTGCGGCGCCGATGAACATTTCGCAGGGACACATGCAGACGTTTGGCTAATTCAGTTGCGCCGACCGTCTGAAACAGAGTAACAAAGTCAGCATCGCTGACTTTTGGAGAGGCTGTCATTTCCCGTATTTGACATGCGATGGGAGGGGAAGCACAAATCCCTCGCCATGTGCTAATTCATCAACCCGCTTATCGATAAGCAGCAGCCGTTCTGACATTGCGTCGATTCGATTGTTTTGAACCGCCTGCTGCGTGACCACTTGGGTTAGGGTTTTCATCTCCGATTTTAGGTCGCCAATGGCGACGTTCTGATTGCTTAGCGTTGTCTCCATGATGCCAGCCATGCGGCCGATCTTACCGACCGTCAGAACACACGTAATGACGACGGAGAGGATTGCTGCGGTAGCTGCAAAGATGGCCGCAAGTTCTGCCCACGTCATCAATCTAACTTTTTGATATAGACCGCATATACGCCACGGCCCAAAGCTTTAGCGCCGAGATATTCGATTGAACATGGACATTGCGGAACGACGCGCGTTCCGCCCGGTGACATTCCGAAGGCGGCTTCCATCACAGAAATAAAACCATCACGGGGAGCTGCCATTGCGCCAATGGCGAAGGCGATGAGCAACGCAACAAAAAGAACCAGACCGATCGCCGCTTTCGCTAAACCCAAATACGCATCCAATGGCGTAGTGCCGTAGCGCACTTGATGAAAGCCCCAGGCAAACAACATGAGGCTGACACCGAGAAAGAACCAAGAAACAATCTGCATCATGCGGTGATCCTGGCATAGTCGTTCCGCAATCCAGTCAGATCGAAACCCTGCGGGGAAAGGTTCTTGGCGCTTAATCTCTCAAGAGACAAAAATGCCATTCCTTCATCCATATACTGAGAAAGAAAGGTCGGAGTGATAGCTTGCAATCTTCCCCACGTGATGCAGATCCAACTGCCAATTGAATTTCTACCAATAACAGGAATGTAATGGCCTCCCGCAGTCCCGCTATCACTGACAACGCTCCACGGCTCGAAAAGTTGAAATTGGTCTATTGCGGAATTGGGCAATTGAACTCCAATCCCGACGCAACCGAACAAATAAACCGCGAGTGCGAGTTGGCTAATGTCGCCCACTCTCAATGCAGCATAGATGTCGATCTTGTGCCGCTGGCCGGACGCATCGAGGATGCCGACCTTCTGCCGGTAGGCGGCATATTGCTGAACGTCGGTTCCCTGATCGGTGGAATTGTCCCCGATCTTGTATCCACTTCCGCAGTCCTGATAGTCCTTGAGAATGACACTGTTTGAAAACAGCGGCGGCGCATAGCCGGCATCCGCCTTGAGCAACATAGTTTCGTGGGCTGCACCACTTTCTACACAGCAACCGAATTGGTCATTCGCTAAAACTCTCCAGTTCTGCGGCCACGACTTGAAGTTGCCGATGACCGCAGGAACCGAAGGCAGTTCAGTCGCGTCCAGATAAGCGGCAAGCCGAAGCTTGGGCGCCTCTGGACGCGCTGGTTTTTTACCTAAACAGAACACTTAGTTCGCCCGCCAGCCGCGGACAACGACATCATGCGGCGTAACGCCAATCGTAGCTGGCGCAACGCCATAAGCGGCGTGGGGGAGTGCCCTGTATCTTGCACTCGCGGGCGGGGGTGCTGCTTTGCAAATGTCCGCCTCGATCGCCGCCTCGCCGGATGCGACGATGGCGATCAGTCCCGCACTGCCAGGGAACATGGCGGCTGCAACCGAGGTAATGGTTGCCAATGTCGGGACGATGCCGCAGGCGGCTGCAACGCTGGCCTGAATGTCGCCCTCGATAGCGGTGGTTGCCGATTCGATCTGAGCGGTCGTGCAAGCCCCCAATGTAGTACACAAAGCAGTAGCGAGCATGAACTTACGCATGCGGTAGTCTCCTTTGGTTGTAGGATTTAAGAAGGAAGTTTTTCGACCAGCGGCACGCCAGCGGCGACCGCGAGTTTCTTGTCAGTCGTGACGACTGCCGCGTGATCGAGAGAATTGACTGATTTCGCTTGGCTTACGGGACTTGCCGACTTCCAGCCCATGCGAGCGATGGCCGCCATGATGACCGGGAAGACCAGGCCAGCAAGCAGATAACCGTCGCTTATAGTTTGCTGGAGGTCAGTCAAGACCTTCTGCGATTGGTCAACAATGGAATGCGCCGTATCGGCCGGGAGAAGCCCTATGGTAACGATAATCGCCCCAGCCGTGGCGATGTAGCCGCTGACATAACGAATGCCCTCGCCGATCTGTGCTTGAGTAATCATATGACTTAGCTCCAGTGGTTGTGCGGGAATAACGGCAAGCCGCCCCCACCGAGGCACGACAGAAGAGCAAAGACAAAATAGATGACGAAAATCAACACCACGGCCCAGAGAATAATACTGAGAACCTGAGCGATGATAGGAATACCGAGTTGCGCGGCAACCCACGGCACAACCAACTTTAAGATCATGATGATTGCAACTACGATGACAAGCCAGACCAAGAGCTGTTCAAGCCAGCCAAGAGAAAAGCACATAAAAAATCTCCTTTAACTTTTTTCCGTAGCGCGGAACGCGTCAAGGGTGTCTACCGCCGTCTTGGCGCATGCGTTTGCCAGTTGGATCGCCATGCCGCCTGGAATCATTCCCTGCGCCCAGCCCGGAACATCGGCGGAGATTTCGCCATTGATGAGCTTAAGCAGCGCATTCGCAACCGCAGTGTATTCAGCGGGAGTGGCCATGTTATCTCCACGGAGCCATGTAATTGACGAAGAAGATCGCGAGGACAGAACCGATAAAGCTGCCCGCTATTGCTACGAAGAAAAGCAGCGTCATAGTTGCTTGACCTCTGCGATTGTGCGGGCGTGAAGCGTGCTGTCGTACTGAACCGCCAAATGTTGCTCAGCGATAGGAACGGTTTCCAGATAGCCCTTGAAGCCGTTTATCGCTGTCAGCTTGCCGCCGCCCAAGCCGAACATCATCGGAGATTGGTTGTAATAACAAATCGCGCGAGCGACGTTGTTGCCGATCTGACACATTTGCCATTCGGGTGACGGGTCGTAGAGAACCATCAACTCAATATTCAGCTTTGAGAAATCAGCGAGCCACGTTGCGCGGCTTCCGCCCCCCGAATATCCGATGACCGCGGTTTTCTCGGTCGGCTTTTGTTGCCACATCGCCTGCCAAGCAACCTGCCATGAAGACCAGAAATAAGTTTGACATGTAACGTTGGGCAGCTTGCTCAGAGAGTCGGCCAGTCCGTACATACCCCGCGAGGTCACGGCCCCGTCAGGCCCGAACAGGCCGCCGAGTAAGATGTGAACCCTCACCATTAGGGGTTAACGGTAAGATTCACTTCGACCACTTGATATTTGAACATCATTTCGAGAGAAACTTGTTTCATCTCATCCATTGACATGACCTTCATGCTTTTGCCGTCCGGGTTGAGGATGGCTTGCATTAAGCCGTCTGCATCCTGAAAGATGATGACGAACATCTAACTTCTCCCAAAATTTGGTTCGTAATCGCCAATATCGGGGGCATTCGCGAAATCGCTATCGACATCGAGACCGGCAAGTTTCTGTTCCGGTCCTTGAATCAGATCGGCCTTGGCGTGCCATTCGGAATATTTCATCCAGCCGCGCGATTGCGCCTGCCATGTCAGATCAACGAGTCCTAGGCTTTTGACGGCCTCGCAGACAGCACCCGAACCATAAACCCCCACCCGGTAATAATTGTCGTCAAAGTAGGCTGCTATCCCCTCGAAATACGGAATAACGAGCGTGCGGATTTGCGGAAGGTCGAAATCATTATCGACAGCAAAATATATGCACGCGCTATGGGGAGCACCAAGGCTAGAAGCAGTTGCGCGGCAATAGCCGCCATCCCTAACGCCGTCAAATTGCGAAATGCCCTTGCCGTCAACGCCGCCCCATCCTTCGCAAATCAGGCCAATACGAAAGCCTGCCGCCGCTACTGTTTTAACGCGCTGCGGGGTCCAGCATTTTTCGCCGTGCGGATTGATGGAGGACAGATAGCCGAAGATAGTCCTTACGCCTGCCGCTTTAAGCTGCGCCAAGTGGGGCGTCGGATCGGAAGCAACGTCGATAATAAGGATCAATCGACGTGCTCCCCTTTGGGGGCTTCTGGCGCGGTATGAAACGCCCTGTCCTCGAGCTTCCACGGCGCCGGCCAGCAGGCAGTCTTTCCCGGCAAAAACGGATCGGCCTTCTCTAAAGCGCGAACGCATTCCGCCTGATCGGTAAAGGCAGGCGAGTTAGGGACCGGTATCAAGCCGACTTGCGGAGCGAGAATGTAGAAGAGCCATAAAGTTGCAGTGGTCATGCTACCCTCGCAAATTCGCCATAGTGCTGACGGGCGGCAGCGCAATAGGCAAGATGGGCTGCCTCAGCGGTCGGAAAATTCCCGATGTGAATTTTCTTGCCGAACCGATAAATTTGGGCTGCGGCGCATAATCCAGTCATAGACGGCACTTGCGCCGTCTATGACTTGAGGCAACGTACAATCGCGTAATTGCGATTGTGCAATCTTAAGCGATTCAATCCTCAGTTCTTGATCGTTCATTTTACTTGACCTCATGTGGCCCCTTTTGGATCGGAGCACTGGTCCATTTTGGGGCTAAAGGGGCCAGTAACGCACATATTCCGCTGATAGCATTGATCAACTCATAGATGACGGCATGAAGCAACGGATGTACCAGACTTGAACACCGTCGGCCCATTTCATCTTGCCGGTCGCGACATCCAACTCTCCGCATGGAGTTTGACCAGCCATGCCGTTACCGTTGGCAAACGAGCAAACAGGCCAGACAACAGAAATGCCCGCGAGGTTCGGCGTAGTGATTACGGCATCAGGTTCCACGTTGATCCATTTACCCCGCAGACGAACACGATAGCGGCCGTCCTGAGTATCCCAATCAACATCATCAACCCGAAATCCGTCGGCAAAACTGCAACAGGGGCCACGGCCGGGACTGGCGAGCGAGTTCCACCATTCTTTTGTTGGTGCTTTGCCATCGCTGGCCATCTTTGCCCAATAGCCGGAACGGTCATGCGCATGTGCAGGCTTTAGCGGCCACAAAGAGATGAACATCCAAACAGCCAGGATGGCGATAAGGAAGCCGATGAAGATGGTGAGTTTATTAGCAGTTTTCATATCCGCATGAACTCGCCAAAATATTCACGAGCTGCCGTGCAATAGGCCGCATGCGCCTCTGTCTCAGTTGCAAAATGACCGAGATAAATTAGACGCTGATTGACTTTAATGTGGGATCGCCAGCGACCCTTGGGGGCCGGATATGCGCCTTTTAATGGGCGTCTAGGCCGCGAATTAGCGGCATTCTGCGCATGTGTGGCTAAGCGCAGATTAGCGATTCTATTGTTGGATGTGTCCCCATCAATATGATCGATATGCATTCCTAAAGGAATTTCGCCATGAACATAAGCCCAAGCCAATCGATGCGCTTTGTAGCGGACTCTACCGATTGATATACGGATTCTGTTGCCCGACCCTACCGAATGAGCAAGCGTTCCCGCATAACGAGTATTCCATGTCTTAGTAACGTCCTTACGCACTTTCCATGTGAAGAGCCCTGTTTCTGGAGCGTAATCCAAGATGGTTCGTAGATATTCAAGATTGGGCGTATCGTTTGCTGGCACTAACAATCATTCCTCCTTCATGGACTGCGGAATGCGACAGCCCATCTCAGGGCGTCATGGCCATATCTGAGGGGATTGCCTTGCTTGACGATCCAATTGCCGGGAGAACCGCCAACAATCAAAGCGACGTGATGCCTGGAAACAGCAACGCAACCAGCACAAGGCTGAGAATTATGTCCCCAGGCAAACCAGCGAGATGCGGAATTGAATGATTTGTCGGCAATGCCGAGCAAATGTCTAAGGTAGCATCCACACCACGGAATGCCGTAGCAATCGGATGGGCGAGCATCGGACAAAATTGTCCGAATAGGCGATTCCCTACGAGTAAAATGCCGCTCGTAATGATGACTAATTCTCGCGTGATTATTCCCAACATCGCTTGTCCAATAGGCGTTCGCGGACGATAGTGGGACAAGCAATAGAAAGAGCACGGCGAGAATAACTCGCATCCAGTCACCTGTGAGTTGTTTCGGGAATTAGTGCTTAGGCTTGTAGAGGTCGCAGACGCCCTTGGGCGCGATAGTGCCCTTCACCGCACTGCATCCGTGCGGCGGCTTCCACATCGTACAAATGCTACAGTGGCGGTCTTTACTGCCGACGCGATAATGCACTTTAGCTTTTGCTACTTTGTCCTTCACCGCGCCGCCATCGGCTCGATAGAGCACGTCCGTAAGCGCGTTATTCAAGTCCTGATGGTCTTCGTCGAGCGCCTGCGGTATCGTAGGAAAGCGTCCTCTTTCGTCCTCGACATTGGTTGATGGTCTGGCTTCGGACTCGAATTTCTGCCAGTTGGCGTGAGTCCCCATTTTCTTGGTCAGGTCTAATGGGCCTTGAACGCTGGAGCCTAAAATGCCAAGTTCGGCTGGTCCACCGTTGGCTAAGCCATGCGCATAGGTCTTGTTCTTTACCTTGCCGCCGTGTTTCTGTTGGGTGAGTCGTCCTCCCAGGCGGCGATTCTCATCGGTATCGGCGCTGGCTGGTACTGGGCCGTTCGGGAGCATAGAAATCGCATCGCTCCCGGTCGCACCGACAGTTGGCAACACAACACTCGGTCGCGGGAGTGCCCTTTGGTTGAGGTTAGCCCCCATCTGTTGACCAAGTGGAGATCGCGCCCTGACCGCCTCGTTGATTTGTCTGGCGGCTCGGGTGGTTGCTGAATTGACCATTCTACGCAGTGTGTAACCAGCTACGGGGGCAACGCCATGCGTTACCAAGCCCGTGATGGCACTTCCCAAGCCGCCACCGCCACCGAGAATGTTGCTGGCCATGCGGCCGGTATTCGTTAAGGGAGTGCCTTCGACGATAGACCGCATCTGGTCTAACTCGTCTTGCGTATAACCGCGGCGCAATTTCGGATTGAGATAAATATCCGCCATTCTCTGCCGGATGGTATTACCAAGATTCATGCCAGAATTTGGAGCACTAGACCGCAACTGCGCTTTGGTCATTGTTACGTCAAAATCAGCCGCGCTTTTCATGGCCGAATAATTGGCGTTTGCTTCTTTCAAAATTGCTGCAGCAGCTTTTGGGTCGCCTTGGATGGTATACTCCGGCGGCATGTTGGCGAGAAACTCGTCGATGTGTTGTTGCGCCGATTTCGCAGCCAGTCGTTCTGTTGCATCCGGCGAGCCCGCTGCATTTCCTAGCGTGCGACGTAGCGTTCTTAGATTGTTGACCGTCAAAAACGAGTCGTCCGGCACGTTGTAGAGCTTATTGAGAATGCCGAATGTCTTGGGTGCCACGTTGGCATCAATGCCAATTTCCGGGCTATTGAAATCGTCGATGATCTGGTCTGCAATTCGAGGCCCGGCAGCGGCAGAAATCCGAACGTCCTGCACTACCGGATTTTTATAGCCAGACGTTCCTGTCGCTGTTTCTTTCAATTGCTGAATGGTGGGGGCGGCTATTTTCTCAGGAAAACCCGCAGCAACAGAGCGAGGCGTGGTCATCGCCGCAAGGTCGGTTGTCCTATTTTGAATTGCCGCATTGGTGGCTTGTAATCTTGCCTCATCCTCGTCCGACCATTGACCGGGAACTGTAGGAGTGACGTTAACTGCCCCAGACGCCACATCGCCGGGAAGCCTAAGCGCATGGTAGGCCCTTTCGGCCAATTGAACCGGCCATGTTTGTTCAAGTTTCTGCATGAACGTCGGCGCAGGTGGCGGATTGTCTCGAAGATAAGCGTCCGGGTCGAATCCGTCAGATGGCTGCGCCAAATAGGCATCGGGATCGAAGTTGTCGTCCATTATTGTATGCCAAGCCTTTGTTTGATTTTTGTGGCACGCGGGTCTTTCGGATTGGCATTCGCCCAATCAAGCGCTCTTTGATCTTTCTCCGGTAGAGCCGATTTCTGCTCAACCGGCGAAGAGCCCTTCAGCAACTCATAGGGCCGCTCGCCTATCAAATTCTTGAACTGCTGTTCCGAAAGGCCGGAAGCAAGAGCCTGCCGTTCGCGGCCCTCAAGTTGACCGCCAAGTAGTTTCTGCGTCACGGCAACAGCACCAAGCAATTGCTCTGGGCTGCTAGTCGTGCCGAATGGCTTCCCCGCCTTTTCGCGTTCTTCTGCGGTACCGGCTCCAGCAACGCCGATGGCCTTGATGATTTCCGGCCCGACTATAGTGCCGGCCGCTTGCAGGTTGGTCGCGGCATCGGCACCAAACTCGGCACTAATCGCTGCCTTGACCTTATTCAAGGCTTGGAGGTTGTTGCCAGTTGGATCGGTAGAATATGCATTCCACGCATTGGCGAGTTGTTTCAGCGTGTCCAAATGACGAACCGCAGTGCCAAGCGCCACGGTAGACCTACCGTCAGCCCCGAGAACAAACCGCAACATCCCAGGTGATGTACGTCGCATTTCCGCAATCTGGTCTGGCGTATAACCACGCGACAGGCCCAACGCGACGCCATAGTTTTCAACAGCGTTGGAGTAATTCTGCTTGGCTCGCGCTAGAGGACTATTGCCAAAACCAGTCCCGCCCTGCGGAAGCTTGCCGGTTTCCATATAATAGATGGCGTCGGTCTTTAAGGCATCCGGTGAGCGATTATAAATCTGTGTCGGTTCAGGGAGTTCCCATCCCTGCTCGACATGCGGAGCACCTTGCGAATAATCGTAAGGTCCGGCCGCGACCAGCTTCTTGTTATATTCGATCGGGCTCTCGCCCTGGGCTAAAGGAGGCGCGGCGGTTTGCGGAGTGCCAGACAAGTTGCTGGTATCAATGGGTTTCAACGTTAAAGGATTAAGAAATCCAGGCCCGTTAGGATTGGGAATGCCCAAGACCGGATTGAAGTTTTTATCGTAGCCAACAGTCTGCGGCTTTCTTGACTCCGCTATACGCAAGAGTTCATTCGTTCTGGCGTTCTGTTCCTGTGCTGCCGCTACTCGTTCTCTATATTTTTCTTCGGATTGCCAGTTTTCCTTTTCAGCATTTAGGCGGTTCACCGCCGTATCAGCCGTCACCTGCTGAATATGCTGCTCCTGCTGCTGTTGCAGGTTTCCCAATCCACCCAATATCCCGCCGCCGATAAGGCCATGCCCGGAGAACATCCCTCCGATACCGGCGAGGATGGCTTGGGTGATGTCGGGATGCCATTGGGATGGCGCTGTAGTAGAAGTAGCGGGCGATGCTGTAGACGGGGCATAATTTGGCGATGCTAGACCGCCTGTGGGCGCTGCCTGCCCATTAAATGCCATTGCCGCAAGGTTGGGATCATTCATCCGGCCGAGGATGTCGCCAACATAAGACGAAACAGTTTTGCCGCTTGGATCGGCTACGTTGCGCTTCCATGGCGTAGGACTATCAGGAGGGGCCACGTTTCCAGGCCCAGAGAAATAAGCGACTGCGGCTCGTGCCGGATCGCCGCCATATTGGTCATAGTAGGCTGACAGGATGCGGTTGCCAACCCTGCGATTGGCGACTGGATCTCTAATGTCTTCCCCCGGCAGCGCGTATTGCCTCCAAGTCTGAGGTTCAATCTGCATCGGGCCGATTGCGCCCGCTGAACTTGTAGACGGGTTGCGGCCAAAGCTACTCTCTTGACCATAAGTCGCATTTTGCAAAGCGATCAATTTTGGATCGGTCGCCTTATTGATTGCCGCCAACCCGGCGTCTCCGCTGCTATCATCCGAAGGAACGGTCGAAACATCCAGTCCAGGATCGTCTGTGCCATTGATGGACACGTCATCATCAGGTGAGCCTCCATCGGCAAAGCTTCGCCCCCCGCGCGCCCGCAATCCATTGAACGGGGTGGCGAGGCCAGGACTAGCTATCGGCATAACCCCTTGGGGCGGCCTGTTTAACGCCTGCCCCATAGGGATGCCGAAGCCCTGACCGAAACCGCCTCCTCCACCAAGTCCCGGCATCCGCGTGCCGGGGCTTATCATCTGCCCTATCTGCTGAGCGTAGTTGGTATTGGTCGGCATTTGTGGACGCATACCAAAGCCACCAAACCCCATCGGCATTCCGCCGTAGGCAAAGCCTTGCAATTGGCTTGATGGATCAATCCGACCGCCCTCTGAAATGCGGCCGCCGCGCTTGACAAGCGCGCCCAAAGCGAGTGAATCGCCGCCACCCATTGCTATACTATCGGCAGCACCGAGATTTGGTGCCAGACCGCCTCCGCCAATGCCGATGCTGGGCATGGAGGCCGTCCATCCGCCCATGCCGGCATCGCCTGCGCCATTTGATGGCCCACCAAAAAGACTTCCTAAACCGTTATTGATACCGCTAATGGTTTTCGCGGCACCGTTGACCTGATTGAGTGTGCTCAGAAGGCTCTGCGGCGGCGGTACGGTAGGAGGCTTCGGCGGCCCATTGCCCATCGCGGAAGGCGTATTGGGAATAAGAGGAACGCTAGGAGGGCCACTCATGATATTAACGTCAAGAGCCCCATTCGTTGAACCGCCATTCGCCAGATGCAATAGGCCAGCCGCAAGCTGATTTGCGCTTTGGTCGCCGCTCAAAGCACCGGCTAGAGCGTCATACCCTACAAGCGAGTTGCTATAATCATCGCTGACAGAACCGCCATCATCAAAGGTTCGGCCGCCGTGCGCGTGACCAGAAAGCAGACTAAAGAGTGAAGGCGTCGTCTGTGTCGAACTCGTACCGCCGCTGATCGAACCAGTCCCCTCGATAATCGGGGCCTGATAGGACAATCCCGTGACGCCTATTTGGTTTAGGTACTGCTGATATTGCGCGTTCAACAATGCTTGCTGATAAGCTTGTTGGGTCGAGGCGCCAGCGGCTATCTGTTGCGCGCCCGTCCCCGTCAAGGCACCCGCTTCCGCAGGACCAAGCGAGGCCGTCTGTGTTCCGATACCTGCCAAGCTGCTGCCGATTCCGGCTGTCGTCCCCGCGAGAGCTCCATAGTCACCGCCGAGTTGGCCGGTTTCAACGCCGAGCTGTCCGGTAAGACCGCCCAACTGCCCTAGCGTACTTCCAGCCCCGACAACGCCCGAACCAAGGCTGCCGTAGACACCCCCAAGGGTCCCCATGGCAGAGCCGACACCCGCGACACCCGAACCGAAGCCGCTATAGAGACCGGCGGCGGATTGCTGTAATCCCTGCTCACCCATTGCCTCTTGAACGGCCTGCCCATAGCCGGTGTTTTCCAGCCCGGCGATCACCGGAGCTTCCGCTGCTTGTTGTTGCCCGGCTAAGACACCCTGAGCAACACCCGCCCGATCACCGCCAAAGGCATTCCCGCCAAGGATAGCTGAGCTCGTAAGTTGGTTAGCCTGAATGGCATTGCTATTGGCAAACGCATTTTCGGTCGAATTAACGACGTCATTCAGATACGGACTCATATACTGCTGGATGCTTCCAGACGTAATCGGATTGATTACGCTCTGCGCAGCCAATCCAGCCCCCATGCCGTAATATGGCAGAGCACTACCCAGCGTATTTAGACCCGATCCAACCGCACCCGCCCCAGCGCTGTAATAAGGTAACGCTCCACTGACTGTACTCGCCCCCGACCCGACCAAACCCGCGGCACCGGGCATAAGGCCCAGCCCGGCGTTAATGGCGGAATACTCATTGGGCAGAAAGTTAAGCGCCCCCGATGCAACGCCGTATCCCCCGGAAATCTGACTCCCGCCAGAATTGATAAACTTCTCAAGTGCCGCAGGCGCTTGATTGATGGTATTCTCGCCGATGATCTGTTCCCAGCTCGGCGGGGCAACATATTGGGCCGGCAAGTTGGTAAGACTCGCCCCGACAGTCTGCGCCTGACCGATAAGATTCTGGTAGTCCGCCAGAATCTGCGGGGGCGGCGAACTGGAAGTATTAGCCTGCGATGTGCAAAGTGAGCCCATCAAGACGCCTTCTGGTTAGGGCGATAGATGAAAAGTGCCCCGAGTGGAGCGCCGAAATGGCGCGAGAAAATACGAACCTTAGCTTCGGTTCGTTTGTTGGATACAACGCCGCTCATCAACGAAAGCCCGATTTTGTCAGCGCACTGCTTTGCAAACTCGAGGAGGCCGACGATGTGATTTTTCTTGCGGCAATCGGGCCGGATAAAGTGCCACAAATCCCCGAGATGCCATTCCTCAGTGTAGTAAAGCCGCGAAAGCATCAGGCAGGTCGTTGCTTCCACATCCCCCGGCGGTCCAATAACCCCGACCATAGGAGGGAATGTCAGACCCGCAGGCGGCGAAATCCCGTCATTGATAATTTTGCGAACAAGCTCTTCTGAGAATGAGAACAGTCCGTTTTCATCGTGCATCATGCGTAAGCATGCCATGAGGCTATCGGCGTCTTCGGAAGTTGCGATGCGAACGGGTGCGAGTGGAACTTCTGGCTTAGGTTGTGGAACTTCGGGCTTAGGTTCAGGCTTCCGTAGAAGATAATTTTCTTCCCTGATTTTAGTTTCTTTTTTTTCTTCGCGAGGCAAATAAACACGTTCTTGCGCGACAACGCTCGCGGCCTGCTTGTTTAGTGGTGAGGACGCCAATACGGCATCCCAATTCATTGTTAGTCTGGTCATTTTTTAGGAGCTGGAAGCGACTTAAGCTTCTTGATGTGCTTCTTGCGCTCGGCCACGACCCATTGGTCCAATGCGGAGTGACCTCTATTCACGTCCCCCGTTCCGCGAGGAAGCCGATGCACGATTTCATCAACACGACGCACTTGGTCGGGATGGAGAATGTATTCGCCACCTGCAACGATAATATCGACGGGCTTGCCGACAACACCGCCTTTGGCAAAATGCCCTATATGTGGAGGTCGTGGAATGTTTGAATGCAGATGCGGCATTGCTGGCGGATGAATGCCGAACATCCCACTCAGTGCATTTCCACCCGCTAATGTATTGCCCTGTCCGAGATGGCTGACGAAATCGGCGGGCAGTACATACGAGCCGCTGGGGACCGATATTCCGTGCTTGTCCGTCCGCCCCGGAACCGCCGATTTGATAAGTCCGGGAGGATGGACACGGGAGAGCTCCGAGAATGCCCGATGTGCGAAATAGTCCGGTGAGCCGCCGAATGCGAACTTCGCGCCGTGCTGACGGGCGTTGCGATAGGCAGCGGCGATGGCCTGACGCTGAGGATGTCCGGCCCGTACCATTTCGGATATGTTGGTTGACATAGCTGAGCGAGATGCGCTTGGGATGAGCGGCATTGCAGCTCCTCAAAATCGGAGAACGGCGAATTTTTGTCAGTTGGGACGCAGGTCGCCAGCAAAATGACTGCGGCGATTACTGCTCGTCGGTAGGAAAATTCGAGGTCTGGTTGGCGAAATCGTCTATGTCGGATGCACTCTTTTCGATGTCCGCCGCGATGGAATTGATCTTTCCAATTCCGGCGTCGGCTTTTTTTGTTGCCGCACTCAAGCGGTTCATCGCCTTATCGGCGGCGTTTTCCACATCAGTCACGACACCTTTGGCGCTATCTGCCAAAGCCTTTAGTTTCGACGGCATTTCTTCCTCATGTTTTACGGGCATTGCCAGCGCAAGTTTCAGGAACTTCAATTGCTGCGCCGACACGTAGCAGCGCCGCTCAAGCGGACAGGTTAAGTCCTTTTCCAGTTTCACAAGCCGGTCGTGCTCGGCTTCCGCATGCTTGCGTAGCTCTTCATCGGCCCCGGAAAACTCAGCCAACGCTGTGCGGAATGACTGATGACGATCCTGGTACGCCCTGCCTAAAAGCGCGGCAAGATTAGAGGTCGAAGCCATAAATCACGACTGCGGCTTGCGTATTCCCGGTTCCGAGCGACGGCAGCGTAATGGTTATCGCCGTCTGTTGTGTGGTTGCCGGTAATGGCGTGGGGAAATTGACAACGTAAGGGAGATTGGAAGTCGTCACCCCGGATTGAGTGACATAGGCAAAATTGAGCGTCCAATGTCCATCGGATACCGTGGCATTGACGGCAGCAGCAGATGTCGATCCGCTGGACGTGATGATAAAGCCATTAAGATAAGTTGTTACGCCCGATGCGCCGCCGAAGCTGGCCGTGACATTCGTGGCACCCCCGTGGGCGCTGCTAAACTGAACACTCGCCCCCGCCGGCACATTGGGAAGCTGCGCACTCGAGTTCGAGGCAACACTGCTCGTCGTTTGATTAAGATTGTTAAGCGCCTCGGTCAGGGCTTGCGCATAACTGATGAGCCGCGGATCGGTTGTCGTCCCATTGCTCATGGACGGGTACCGGCCTGGAACGCACGTACTCTCGGAGTGCCGAGCGTAGCGGAGAATCCCTTTCGTGCCGCCCAATCAAAGCGTAACGCAATCTGCCGCTTTCTTAATTCCGGCCTGATGTATTTGTTGGTCGAGTCCATCCCATATGGCCCTTTCATCACCGGGGAGTCGCCGGGATAATCGACACCATAGAGCGTGATGGAAACGGCCCCTTCACTGCCAAACCATTTCATATCGGGGATGAACTCATCCACGTACATGATGCCTTCGCCGTCCGCGATGTCGGCATATCCGGTTTCGGCATAAACCCCGGTCATCGCTTGGCCGTTAGCGTCGTAACCTTGTTCATGCTGCTGGATGAGCAAAGTTGACCATTCCGCCCCTAACGGGGTTCCGAAGGCATTTTCAGGAAGCCACGCCGAACGTCCCAGAGAACCATAGTCCCAAAGGTTCTCCAGCAGGTTCACTTTCAGATAACTATCGCATTCACCCGAACTTGCCGTGGAAGGATAGAAAATCCAAACCTCGTTGGTTGATTGACTGGCCCCGCAGAAGATATTGTTGAGGTGGTTCTGATTGAGATTGTTGAACATGGTGTCCCACAACGGGCACTCAATCGGGGTCACTCCACTATCGGAGAAGGTAAAGAAGCTATTGATTCCCACCCATAGGGTAGTGCGGCCGAGGATGGCGAATGCATGAGGAGCAATCAGTCCACACTGGGAAGCAAGCGTCGTGAACGAGTAGATAAAAGGGGTGCCGACATAGAGCATCGACCAGAGGTCGTTGTTCGTCCAGATAAGCGAGGTCTGCGGTGCCTGAATGCCGCCGATAATTTTAGTGCCAGAACCGCCGAGATGGAAACTACCCGCCTGATTGGTGGCGGATGCTGTCCAGCTATTAAAATTCCCAGCATCGGAAAAACGGATTAACAACGGGTCTTGCTGACCGCCTCCTAAGATGACCTCCGAACCGAAGGCGATGATTTGCGCCTGCGGCATGGCCACAAACGCGCCGGTATTGATCTGTGGTGCACCGCTCCCCGTTATGTTCGGATCGGGAATCCCGGCATTATTGAGAACCGCGCCTGACGAAATGGGAGGGGTATAAATCCACAACGGGCCGCCCGTATAACACACAAGGCCGTAGGTGCCGAAGTTATCAACGAACCAGGCGGACGGCGGCGGACTCGGTGCCGCCCCGGCATAAGCTAATGTCGGGGAGAAGGGCTGGTTTCCCTGATTGTTCGCTATCGTTCCCTCATAATATGAGGCAAGCGTGTTATTGAAGAACCCGAACGGCGATGCATCAAACGAAAATGTGTTGGTATCAATCACGGTAACTATTGCGGTACTACCGGCGGGAATATTCAATGAATTAAACGTGCTATGGAAGCTGACGTTGATGCTGGTTAGAACATCGAAGGTAAAGGAATTGCCGGTACTCAGCCCGTGATTTTCCAAGGTGACATTGACGGTCGGATAGGATTGGTTTTGAAACAGCGGCCAAGGGATCACAGCAAGATCGTTGACGGTCGCATTCGACGGCAAATTGAAGGTATATTCAGAAAAAGGAGTAACACCGGTTATGGTAAAGGTATGGCCGGGATGGAAAATCTGGCCGCCAATCGACATGGTGCAGAGGACTTCAACCGTGTCTCCCACAATCAAGCCGGGGGGCTGGTTTCCCTGCGCGACAGTAACCTGCCTTTGCCCGCTGAGAACTTGCATCTCAGTGGTGCCGTCCGCGGCCGCCGTTCCTTGGTTGAAGGTGAACGTATAGAGAGTACCACCCACATAAATCTGTGCACCGCCATCACCGGGCATCAGCAGATTGACGTTATCGAGCAAATCTTCGTAGGCGTGGAGTGCTCTTACAATCCCCGCCGCTGCCGTGGAAAAGAGCTGCTTCCATCCGGCGACTTTTTGCAGAAGCCCGTAACGCCAGCGAACCAGATTACCGGCAAACCAGCCCTGCCGGTTTTTGGTCTGCGTGGCCTGGACATTGAATCCAGGCGTCCACTCTAAACGGTGAAGCGCCATTGATTATTGCGGTGCCGGGACACTTGCGCGATCCCGTTGCACATTGGCTTGTGGGGTAGGTTGATAAGGCGACCAGGAGACCGATGCCGCCTTGACCCGCAATTGTTCTGTATTCACGGATGCCTTAATTGCCTCATATTGAGCATTCCACGACATTGCGGCTTGTGGGTTATCGCTTTGGCCGCCGAAATCTCTTTGGTAGCCAAACCCGAACACCATAGCCCCAGCAACAAACAATTCCGGGCAATAGGTGGAAATGAAGGTGGTTGTATTCGTCTCGGATAGCGGCGTCGGCCGAACCGTTCCTATCGTTTCCAGCGTATAGGCCATGTCAGGCGCGGGGCCGAGAATGACGTTATAAGCCCCCGCAGTGATGTTCGTACCGATGCCTGGATTACCTATCAGTGCCCAATATTCGGGTAGCGCCGAAGTGGCGGTCGCCGGATAGATGTTATTGATAAAGTCAATCCCGACCCGCGTTAGCCCCTGAAACGGGCTCAAGATGTTCAAGGACTGTGGGACAATGACATTCGTCTGCAAAGCGATAGTGCGGGTATTTGTCGTCAGCGTCGTGGTCTGTGAGGCGAGCGTGCAGAGAAAATCGAAGTCGGTATAAATCCGCTTTTCCGTATAACCAATCATGTGCGGAAGCATGTCGGTGAACGTCGTGTCACCGGCTTCGTACTTTAGAATCTTCTGCGCGATGAATTGAAATTCGTTGTAATTCATCAATACACCGGCCTGCAGGGTATTCGCGACCAATCGCTCAAAGTGTCACCCTGAGTCGTATTGACAACGATTTGCAGAATGTAGGTCACTCCCGCCAGCAATCCGGAAATCCGCTGCGTCACAACGGGAGTAACGATGCTCGGGGAACCAACCAAATGAGAGCTCGGATTGGAGTCAGTTCCCGTCTGTACGGTCAGGCTGACCGACGACACCGACGAAATGGTATCTCCGGTTGCCAGATCGTTGGTGTAATCGAACCCATACACCTGACTTTCGCCAGGGTCGGCGGGATCAAATTCACGACCGATGAAGATGGCTGCAGTCCTTAGTGGTAAGTCGGTCCGCCGAACGGCAGAACACGTGTGCGTACAATCACGTTTCGCAATTCACGCTCGCGTTCGATCTCGTTGACTAGTTCTCTGGTTCTGACAATCACATTACGGAGAAGCTGATTGACGACCTGCGATGGGAGATAGAGGACCGCCGAACCGATTTGATGCCCGACCCATTCCGTTGCCGGTACCTGGTCGTACCGCCAGAATTTATGGAATGGCGGTGGAGGCGGTGGAATACGTTTAACGAACGGCGAGACCGGCGTGCCCTGCCAGAACTTGTCGGGTTCGTAGTCCCACCGCCAGAGTTTATTGAATGGTTTGTGGGCGAGTTGGCTAATGATATTCGAGGCGAGCGGGTTCCCAACCCACTCTGATGCTGGTACTTGGTCATAGCGCCATAATCTGAAGAACGGATTGCCCGATGGAGAAGTCGATGTTGGTGTGCTTCGCGGCGTACCGACCCAATCAGTCTGTTCAGGAATGCTGGACCACCACCCGGAGACAGGCGCGTAGAGTTGAGTAAGTTGCGGTAGCGTTATTGGCTGTGATAACGGCGCTCCGACCCACCACATATCGGTCGGTGGAGTGCCCACTACAACAGGTGGTCTTACTAGGGATGCCTGAACGACAGACGGGGGAATGGTCCCTATGCTTGTTGCTATAGGTTCGCCAAGCCAATCGGGTGTCGGTTGATAGTCGTATCGCCAGAATTTATAGAATGGATTGGTTTCGGGAGGCCCTGCGGTATCCCAGTTACTCAACATCCATAATGGAACTTGCCATGGCGGATCTGGGACAATGTCGTATCTCCACAACTTGTAGAACGGTTGTGGGGTGACGTTGCGTAGCTGCTGGGAAATTCCCTCTGGTGTTCCTAACCAATCCGGTTGCGGTACGACGTCATAACGCCATAGTTTGTGATACGGGGTCGCACTCAGTTCTATCAGAATGACGGACGATTGCGGCTCGCCCAACCAATCCGGCTGCGGAACGTAGTCCCATCTCCAGAATTTAGTGGGCGACGACGGCCGATAATCGAGTTGTTGTTGGGTGTAGGCCGATTGTGGACTACCGAGCCATAAAGCCGTGTCTGTTATTAAGTCATAGCGCCAGAGCTTGGAGAACGGTTCCGTTACCGGAAGATACAGGGTGTCCGCGTTTTCCCAAAAGTTCGGATACTGCCAATCTGTCGGCGGAACGTAGTCATACCGCCAGAGTTTCGAGAATGGCTTAACGATCGGCAGATACAGCGCGTCGGCATTTTCCCAGAAATCAGGAAACTGCCACGGCGGAAACTCGGCTCCTCTTTGGGTGTAGAACGGTGCCCGCGCATTCGGGATATTGAGCGCAATATAATTGGCATTCGCGCTGGACCATGGATAAGTCCACGGCGGATCTGAAACATAATCATATCGCCAGAGCTGTTTATTCTTCGGCTTTCCTGTCAGAAGCTGGAGGGCGGACGAGCCCGGTGTCGTCCATTGCCAAATACGAGCTTCAGGTGGGCTGGGCGCATAAAATTGGGTCACATGAAGATCATTTGCGTTCCGGGCGGAACCGGAGAAGCTTTGAATGTCGCCATGATTGTGTTCATTACTTTTGTCGAGAAGGACGGAGACCAAGAGACCGCCGCAGCGGAATTGACTATTCGGTAGGCAAAATCAACGCCAGAGTTACTTGTTACCGGATTGCCTGTTAATTCGGTCCAATTCGAATCCTCGGTGTAGGATGAAATGGTACCGTTATACTCGAATGTTGCAAAACAAATTTCATTCGGCACACTAAGCGATGGACTGGTCAAGGTGAATGTCGTGCCGGAAGGTTGGGCCGCGGCCGCCACTTGATCGGCACCACCATTCGCGCCACTGACAATCGCGGCTCCGTTTGGAAACCAGTTTCCTCCACTAGTCGTCGCTGTAAATGTGCTGCCAATCGGCAGATCGGCGGCCAAATTAACGAAGTACCACAATTCTATGCTTGGATAAGACCCTGTACCGATGCTTCTGGTCGCCAGACTATACGAGTTGCTGTTCGAATCGACTAAAGTGGAAATAGTGGCCCCCGTGCTCGTGCCGTAAAGAGAGAGGACGACTAGGGAGCCACTCGGTGCATCTGCTGTCGTCGCGGCTGAAGCACTGCCGCTGGCAATGGACGCCGTCGGGGCATTCAAGATAAGTTGCGGACTCCCGATAGGCATTTCATTACCTCACGGCGTCACGTTGACAATCACCGGCCCAACTGCACCGTACACATCGAAGGAAACAACGTTGCCAGCAACGGCCACTGGCACACTATTGTTCTGCGTATCTGTCGCGGTAACATGACTCGGAGGAGATGCCTCGGTCAGGTTGTAGGTGTAGGCACTGGAGGGCGGCCAAGTGCTGCCTTGTCCGACCCAAACGATATGCGTATGACTGCCGGATTTGTGCAGGGTAATCTGATAAAGCGGCACTGTACTTATTTCAGCGGCATCGAATGATGTAGTGCCTGCGCAAGCAGTCGTTATTGCCGCCATTGCCGTGGCCGCAGGAAGCGCCGAGTAAGTAAACGTGCCTCCTCCGGTATCCACCCAACTGAACAAACCAAACCCTGTATTGGAAATCGCCTCGTAAATGCAGCACATATAGACTTGCGAGATAATCGCGCTGCCAAGGGTTTCCGCAATCACTACAGCCTTGAGGGCTTCGGTCGGCGCCTGATAACTTCCAGTAGGGGCGCCAACTTCATTCGCATAAATTGGCTTGCCGTTTCCAGCCGAGGAAACAAATGAGGAGCACAAAGAAGTAAAAATATCTGGTGTATTGCCAGAATAGCTATACGGATGAAACCCAATCCCAGCAAGATCGGACCAAACCGTTATGTCAGAAGCTATGGCTGCAACGAATGTATCAGGATCTATGAAACCAGAACCACCGCCCGGAGAAAGTCCACCAGTAATAATTTGCGCCGATGAATTGGAGGCGATAATCGCCGGTACAGCCGCATTGACAAGCGCCGAGTAGTTCGTCGTACTGGCGGCTGGCGCCCAGGAATATTGCCCAGCCCCATTCGAGATATTTTCTTCATTCCATATTTCAAAAATGAAATTGCTTGTTCCATAGTGAGCAACACATGTGTTGGCATAATTCACAAAAGCAGTTCGTCCCGTAGCATCTGCAGGTCCGGTATAATAACTACTTTCGTAAAGAGTATTGCTATATGCAAATACCACACTGACGGTAATGCCAGCAGTAGTCACCCCGGTAATCGAACTATCGTGCGGAAAACTGTAAACGCCTTTGCTGGTTTCTATATCCGGCCAATCACATATATCCATCCGCAGAACAGTAGCGCCCAATGCCTGACAAACCGCGGTATTGGTCGCACCAGAAATCGGATGCGCACCGTCATCATCGATAGTTGCGTGCGAATTGATGCCCCATAACGGTAATGTAGTTGCATTGGTGAACAACGTCGATGCGTTGATGCTGTAAAGTGGCGTTAGCTGCACGACCCCAACAGGGATCGATTGAATAACCGCCCCCGGCATCACATCACCAATAAAGCTTGCGGAGGTAGTGAAGGAGTGGTCACCGGCGTAATGGAAGAATTATAGGTAAAGATGATTACGCCTGGCTGACTGGTTCCAGGAGAACCACCGCTAAATGCTCCGCCAGCCGCTGCCCCGTAGAGTCCTCCGTTCCCGCCGTTGCCCGCACTTGAGCCGCCGCCTCCGCCGCCGCCCGATCCGGCAGAACCGCCCGCCGTCAAAGTCCATTCAGCTCCAGGCGAACCATTCGTTTGTGCGGCGCCACCAGCTCCACCCGAGCCGTTATCGCCGTTACCGCCGGTCCCGCCGACGCCCCCGCTGATGTCGCCGCCGACGCCACCATTGCCGTTTGGTCCCGCCGCACCACCGCCGCCCGCACCGCCGCCGCCCGTGCGTGTACCGCCGTTTCCGCCGGTAAAAGTCGTCTTGCCAAAGGAATTGGTTCCGTGCGTTGCTCCCGTAGCGGTCGTCGCCGTATTGCCGCCCGAAGCAAGTATCGTCGTCCCGACAGTGTTATCCGTGAAAACCGTGTCGGCAGTTCCTGCTGATCCAATTGATCCCAAGGTGCCGCCAGCGACTCCAATTTGCAGCGTGATGGAGTCGCCTTTCGCCATGCCCCCAAACCATGACACGCTATTATCCCCGAGAGCATAACTTCCACCTGCTCCGCCCCCGCCACTGCCCGAACTGTTGCCCGCCGCACCGATTGCCTCGACCGAAATTATCGAGACAAAATCAGACGGGATTGTGAACGATGTCCCGCTGGTTATCGCAACAACACCAACCGAACCCATTTAACGCAGCAACATATTCGGCGGTTGGCAATTGGACACGCCCGGCTTTAACCTGTCGTCCGGCAATGCCGATTCCAGAACCGACTTCATACACGCATCGCAAATCACCGGCTCGAAAGCATGATCGGTGATTTTCAGAACCTTGCGTAATGGCTCGTAGTCAGTTGAATTACGCGGTTTTCCGGAGTGCTTCATGGTGATGGTGAACGGCTTCAAGCACCACTGACACACATCAGCAAGCAAAGACCCCACCGGCCCATGCGGGCGCCGGGGTTCCAAGCTTTTAAGTTTTTGTTCGGGGGTCAAAGACACTTGCTTGGGTGCAAGTGCCTGCTGGCGCATTTCTTCGGTAAAGCCGTTAGCAAGAGGGCGCGGCTTTTCTTGCTGCGCCCTCCAGTCATCGTAGATTTGCTTCCAACGCGGGACTTCTGCCATTATAGGCTCATAGAACTCCCGCTAAACCATTGATATTAAAGCGGCTCATATATTGCATGCACGCCTATACTTCCGGGCGTACCCCCAGTGAACGCACTGAGCGACACTTCCCCGAGCGACGCGGTATTGCCCACGATGTCCACGCACTCATCCCACTTATTTGCGCGCCAGAAATACACACCACCGAACGCATTGAGCGAGCAGTTCATCAAATGCAGAGTGCTTGAACGTTGCGGAACGGTCGTGGCGCCATTCCCCGTAACAGGTGCCGCCGCAAGCGCTGCGGTCGCGGTGTCCATCGCCGCATCCATGCCACCCGTGCCGAAGACAATCGAAGTCGCGGCAACGGTGGAGTCGCGCGAGAGGATCATGTAAGTAGGCGAAGAAGACGACGCAGCTTGTCCCGAGATGGAAATCTCATGGACTTTGTTCTGCTGGGTAGCGGTGCCCCCCTGAAGGAAGAAGGGAAAGGTGGTAGCGACAAGGTTGGTCGTGTCCGCGGTCGCGGTAGGCGTAATGGTGGTATAGGAGATGATGCGGCGAGCCATAGGGCTGTCCTTTCAGTTGATGGGGAGTTGCGCGCCGCGCGGGATGAAAGCGACAGCCTGCCGCTTAGATTTGAACTATCGCGATTTTCCGCAGATAGTTTTCAATCCGTTGCTTGAACGGAATGCATTCATGCGTAAGCTTGAAATTCACTGCGCAATTATCACAAATGTACTTGTCGCACTTTGGACAGGTATTGCGCGGACGAACACGGTCGGGCCGAAGAACTATTTGCTTCTGACAGTGCGAGCAGGACTTGGTTCCCGCCTCGAACTTCTTTCCCTTGCCGAAAATCTCATGGGCGTGGAATGGAATACCGCCCTTCAGACACTGCGCTTCGGTAAGTCCGGGACTTTCCGAGTGGTCGATTAAGAGGTAGCTTTCGCCGTCGTTACGCCGCCTGGGCATCTTTTTGCTTTAGCTCTTCCCATCCAGCGACCAGGTTCTCGAATGTGTCTTTCTTCCAGAGAAAGCGCTGATCAGGCCGCGCCCACGGGAATTGCTCACCAATCTTGACCCCGTGGCAATCGCGCCAGAATAACCCGGTATTCGGTTCGTAATCCGGCCCGATGTCGGTAGGAACCACTTCAACCCAAGGAAAGTCACTGAACTGACATAACGCAATCGGGCCGTTGGCAATCAGCCAATTAGTCTTGGCTTCCTGATAAGCGGCCATACGGCAGTGCAAGTCCTTGGACGCATCCGGCCATGTCTCCCAGCGCCCTAACGGTTCATCGGCCTTCGCGGTATCTCGAATGAAGACTACCTTCTCGCCCTGCTCTTGCAGGTACCGGCCGAATCTCGTCCATGCTTCAATGTTGCTATTACGCGCCGGCCAATGGTCGGCTTCTCGCAAGGTAATAGTGACATAACCGGGAAATTTTGACCGCTTGGTCGTCCGAAGTTTCGGTATCTTCTGCCCGACCTGCCACGCCATCACAATCTCGCGGGCGACAAACATTTCTCTACGAGTACCGTAAATCGCTTTCTCGTCCTCTACCGCGCCGATAAGAGACAGCGCCGGTCTAAAAACGTTATTCAGCCACGCCATTCGATTAGGATCGGACTTGGTTCTTTCAGGATCGGCACCGAACCAGAACCCGACTTTCAATGGGGCGGGTGCCCCTTCCCGCACCCTTTGCATCTCCGCAGTAATCAACCAAACGATAAAATCAAAGCCAAGTGGATCATGGGCCATCGAGTAGACCACATGACTGACATCAAGGCTCGGATCAGGTTTAGGCAGCGACCAATTCAGGATCGAGGCTTCCAACCGTTTCCGCAATGCAGTTATTGCCTGATACGCCGCACGCTCTAAATGAATAACCCCCGCATAATCCGCACAAGCAATTCTGTCATCTTCGGCGTCAATCATAACAACCGAAACGTGATCGAACCGCCGAGTCTTGGCGAGATAGTAATAGTTCTCCAGGATTTCGAGGATTTCAGGACTGGACTCAGGCACGATAGAGAATCCCGATCCCCATCAAAGAATCCTCGGTAATGATTTCCTCGTGGCGATATTTACGTTTGATCTCTTGCCACAAACGGGGGACATCAACCGAAAGCCCATCGTGCGATTGCACTTCGGAAGGCGCCGCGATGTCATGCAAAACAACCATCCGTGCCATTGGTGAATAGAACAGGAAGTCCCGCTTTACGGCCTCGTAGCTGTGGTCCGCATCAATAACCACGGCGTGATAAGGGGCGTGCTCACTTACCCGCTTGATGACTTCCGCCGCACTACTCGGCCCAAAGACCGCGCTGACATCCCGGCCGATGGATTTAAGCCTCTTTAATGCAGCCAGGAGGATCGCCGTAGAACCATCATCGCCAAAAGGACCGCCGGGAAAATCCACGGCAACGCCTCTTGAACCCATGGGCAACGCTTGCATAATCCGTTCAAAGCTGCCCCCATACCGCGCTCCGATTTCCAGATAGGAGCGAACCCCCTCCCTCTGAAACACTTCAATCAGGCGATCAAGCTCGTCGGGATGCTGTAGCGGTTTGGCGTAGGACTCATTGGCAATGCCGGGAAACATATTCATGCGGCGCTCACCAATTTCGAGTCCCACGCCGCTACCAAGTTCTCATATGTATCCGGCTTCCAGATAATACGCTGGTTCTGTTTCGCCCAAGGATACTGCTCCCCGAAGGACATGCCCGCAGTTTTCTGCCAGAAATCCTCCGCCTCCTTTGGATCGATCGTTACGAATTGCATCCACGGTGCGTCGGAAAAGACGGCTAGACTCACTGGCCCGTTGGAAACAAAGAAGTTCATCTTCGCTTCGTCGTATAGGGCTAGACGGTCCTCCAAGTTGACAGAGGCCTCCGGGCAGGTCTTAAGACCGCGGAATGATTCAAATGCCTTGCTCGTATCGCGAACAACAACGACCTTTTCCCCTACACCCTCGAGATACCGCCCGAACTGATACCAGTCGTTCAATCGGCTATTGCGTTCCGACCAATGATCGGCCTCGCGGAGCGTAATAGTGATGTAGCCGGGGAAGAGAGATTTCTTGCTCGGGATGAATTTCGGGACTTCTTCACCATCCCGCGCCGCTTGAACCACGTCCTTGACGACGTAGCTTTCCTTGTACCAGCCGTGCGGGTCGGCAACCTCAACCCCGCCGAACATCTTTAACAGCGGCCGGAAGATATTATTGAGGTAGTTTTGTCTTGCTTCCCGCTGCGGAATCCCGTCCGGGTTTCTTCCCTCCCAGAAGCAGACTTTCAAAGGACCGTCAGCCTTGAAGCGCTTTCGGGTCATTTCCGCGTTGATCAGCCAGACCAGAAAATCGAACCCCAGCGGACACGTCAGCATCGAGTAGACAAAGTAGCTGGCGTCGAGAACCGGATTTCTGGGAGGAAGCATCCAGTTTTCCATCGACTGCCGCAATTGACCGCCGATGTTTGTTATGGCCTCCAATAAGAGATATTGCATGGTGATGTGGCCGCCATGCCCGCCATAGGGCACGCCGGTTTTCCCCACCATCGTCACCGCGGCGGCTTCGTAGGGGTTCTTTTTGGCTTCGTCCAGATAATGCTGGAGAAAGTCAACAATCTGCTGATTGGCTGCCACGTCTCACCTTTATTTGCCTAGTCCCTAGGCGACATTCGCCACCGTGACCCCGTTCGGGGGGCTTGCGGAGGAAGGAAGTGGAATGTTGATGCTGACTGTATTGTTTGAGGTATTGACCGAGAGAACTTCGACCTGGGCGAAGTTGCCATTGTTCATCTGCACAGTGATGAACTGATCGACGGAAAATCCACTTACGGACGCGAGATAAAGTGTGGACGCGCCGGAAGCGGCATATTGCGCTAACTGTGTAGACGCTGGGCTGCTTTCGTCCGCCGTAAAAGCCTCTACACTAGCAAATTGGATAGGGAGCGGGTCTGGCGGGAGAATAATAGTCAAAAGCTGAGGCTGCGGCGTGTCGAGGCAAGTTCTGCAAAAAAGCAGGTATTTGTTTATCAGTTGCGTTCCGGTGTAATCATATTGCCACGAGAGACTTCGAAAATTCTCCCAAATTCCGCAACGCTGACACACGCCAAATGCTGATGGGTCAGAAGAATTAGCGATAGCCCTCCCGGCGCGCGATGCGTAAGCCATCAGGCGGCCCTTGCAAACTCGCCAAAGGCAGCGCGAGCCTCCTTCAGATATGCGTCATGCGCCAACTCTGGACTGTCGTAGATCCCGAGGTATTTGGTTTTTCCGCAGAGGTGGATGTAAGACACCCACTTATTGTGATGCTTGACTACGCCCTTATAGCCACTTTTGTTGTTTGGTCGGCGCCTCATATTTCCAGCATTCTGCTGGGGCCGCGCTTCGCGCAAATTACACCAACGATTATCCGACCTCTCACCGTTTATGTGGTCGATATCTTCTGGCCATCGACCGACCATCAATACAAATGCGATGCGATGTGCAAAGGTGTGCATACCGTCGATGCTTAGTTCGATGTAACCACCAGAATGTTTGCTACCCGCAATCTTTCCAGCGCGAACACGAGGCCGAGCTTTCCACCGGAGTAACCCAGTGTCAGGATCGTAGACGATTAACTCTCTCAGGCGCTCAACGCTGAGCATTTGACTCCTCACGGCCTAAAATAATTATCCAGGGCCGGCGACACATACAACGGCACATTCTCAGTGTACTGTTTGGAGAATTTGCCCCAAGCGTCGAGATAGTCTGCCTTGCGGATCGCCTCTAGCGATGGAGCGAAGTGCCTTGCTAAGCGATACGCGAGTCCTGCGGCAAAGGCGTCAAGCGCAAGGTAAGGAACGTCTGGCTGGTTTCCGCCTGCAAACGTCGCATCTTGAATTTGACTGTAGGACCAGAAGTTCAACGTATAGGTCGCATTGCCATCGGGAATTGGCCAAAGTGTAATAGTTGGGGAGAGGATACGATCAAACCAATATGAAGTCGGAAAGCCTTGTTGCGTCGGATACGAGAGCGAGGCGTAATCAGTTCGCGAGAATGGGGTGATGAACCGATTGAGTGCGGGTGAGTCGACGGAGATGTACGCTTCCGTTATCATCACGACGCTAGACGGAATGCTGTAAGTGCCCGTGCCCTGTGTCAATGCCTGCTGTTGTAGAGTTTCCTTCCACAACAGAATGCCGTCATTGGCCCATTCAGCTTGAAGAAGATTGCCTTCGAGCCTGAGTTGTAGGCAATGGTCCTGGGTCAGGGCCGCAGGCTTGATCTGAATACGCGACCATGCGTTTAATGCGAGGTCGGCAATTGATGGGGCGAATGCGGTAGTCCCACTCGTCGTCATCAGTTGCCGAAGCCCAACCCAGCCTGCAGTACGGTAATGGTCGCGTAAGATGAGGTCGTGTTGGTCGTTTGCGTCAGCCGCAGTGCAGTAACGGGAAACGAAAACGTATTGGTTGCGTCCAAGTTGGTCGTCTTGTTCGACATAATCGCATTGACCCACAACGCTGGGAACACACCATTCACCGGATTGTTGAGGTCTTCGTAGGTATATTCGACGTTGTACGTGATCGTTCCGCTGACGACGACACTCACCCCGAGATTAAGCGGCGTGGTATGGTAATCAGCGTTGAACCACGGCGTAGACGCAACGCCATTCGTACCAGCTTCGACGTTTCCAGAAGTCGCCGCATCGACCGAAATCTGCGTGACTGTCTTGAAGTCGTTACTGGTATAAACGGCAGAGCCGTTCGTGCCCTTAATGGCTTCGCTGATATTTTGCTTAGTCCGATTGGTGCCGTAGATAGTAAAAGTCCGCGCCGTTTCGTTGCTGGTCGTGGTGATTGCAACGCGGCGCGGATTGTCAAGTGTTGCCACCCCGCCAGACACCAGCGAGCCGGACAAAGTAAGATTGGTGGCTTGCGCGGGTGCCTGGGCGGTAGCGATGCCATTGGTCGTCAATGGCGACAACGGCCCAAGTTGGGTGAACCAAGGATTGGCCATTTAGCCCTTCCCAATATTTGGGTACTTTGCGTGAACCTTCCGGCGCACAGCAGCTTGCTCTGACGGAGAGCCGTGCTGTGCAACGCGCGCCAAGGCGTTACGAGCGTGAGAAGCATCCGGGATTGGATAGCTTCCCGCACCCGCCCCCTTCGGACCTTCGCCCTTACCTGGAAGGGCGAAGTCCGATTTGGGCAGATGCTGACGCTCGCCAGCGGTCAAACGACCGCCGCTTGCGCGTTTATCGGCCGCCGCCGAGCTCAGTCCCGGACGTGTTCTCCGGCATCCGAGCCGACGTGATGCACCTTCGCTGCCGAGCTGAGTGGGTGCTGGTCTGCGCCAGTCCTCCCACCTTTCGCCCGGCCGCCGCGACGGAACTTGTCCTGATGGTGCTTGGTACGTCCGCCTTCGGCCTTCATGTGGTGCATGGAGTGCTTCTTGACTTTGGCATGGACAGAACCGCCGTGCTTGCGCTCTTCGCCTTCCGCTTCCTTGCGGACGTTGGAATCGCCGCCGGCATAGTAATCGGCCTTGCCGCCGTCTTTCTTTTTCTCGTGGTGCTTGTGACGATGCTTCATGGAAGTTGTCCTTAAGTTGCCGCAACGGCAATGCCGGCAAGGGCCGTGCTATTGGTGCCGCCGGTTGAGATGCCGACAATGTAGGTTGACGTGCCGGAGGTCGCGATCGCCGTCGCCCCGAGGCTGATGCTGTTCGGCGTGAGCAATGCCGCCCCGCCGTTCGTCGCATTGATAGCCAATGCCACGCTGATGTTCGTCGCGTTCGTCATCAAAGCGTCATTGATGAACTGACAATCATCAAACAGGAAATAACCGCTGATGGTATTCGACAGCGCGGTCACATGCGTATTGCCGACAATCACCGATTGCATCGGGAAAACGCAACTCTGGAACTTTGAAGATCCAGCACCTGCCAACAACCCAACCGTGGCGTTGGCATTCGTGCCGCGCGCCACTGCATCACCGCCGATGATGCAATTCTGAAAGGTGTTGTTGGTCGAGGCCATCGTCAATGCGCGTGTGCCGGCGGCGTTTGCCGCTAGAGCAGCACCACACTGATTGATATTGCAGTTGATATACGTGTTCTGGCCGCCGGCCTCCGCCCACGCAACCTGATTGGTCGCCTGTGCGATACCACTGAGAACCGAGACGTTCTGGAAGATGCATCCAGTTGCCGTTACGTTAACCAGTGGGGTAATGGCACCCGAACTTGCCGCCGTATTGGCAACCGAGATCGAAGCCGTGCCGTAGTTGCCTCCGGTCAGCCCGATCAGGTGGGTGTTGTTCTTGGACCACGTAAGGGTTGCTGTCGGGCTATAGGTGCCCGTCAGGAAGATCACGTCGTTGTTGCCCGCTGTCGCAGCCGTCAGGGCTTGCGTCAGCGTGGCAAACGGGTCTTGCGGCCCGCCAGTATTGCCGTCCGAACCTGTGGTGGCATTTACCCAGAAGTAGTTTCCACCAAACGGCAACATGCTCGACACGCCATAAAGCGGCATGCCGAACTGGCAGACCAAATAGTTGAGGTCTGAATTTCCAGCCATGTTGGTATGCCTTTCTTACGAAGTTGGCGTGTTGCCGTACAGCGCGCGAGGATCGTTGTAGTTGAAGCTAAAACGCTCGAACGCCTTGACGAGCAAGTTGTCCGTGGTGAAGTCAACCTGCAAATCCATCTCGAACGGAATGCGCTCGAGATAAAGCAGGCCTGGTACGTCAGTCTTGATGTACCAAGGATACTGCGAGGTGAAGAACACGTTCTTCACGTAGTCGGTGATGCCGCCAGCCGTTGAGGGAATGGCGTTGACATCGTTCATCGCCGTACCCGGACGGAGGTCCGTTCTCAACAGACGGATCGCCACCGGCTCGTTCTGCGGATGAATAACGAGCAACTTGCCCGTTGCCATCATGCGCAAGCCCGCGTTGTCGTAGAATCCGGTCTGAATGGAGATCATTGCATTAAGCAATGACGCTTCGTTCAAGTCCGCCTGAATAGAGGGCGTATTGGCGAAAGTCGAAACGCCATTCGAGCCACCGGGCGGGATCGGATGCGCCGTGTTCAGAAGCGAGACGCCATCGCCAACGACTGTGGCGTCGTAGGTGGTTGCGTTGTTGAACACGTTCGCGCCGTAGATTTCCTTGGTCTGCGCATAGGAACGTTGCAGGCCAAGGTTATTCGGCCGGAACTGCGACTTATACAGGTTGTCGTCGATGGTGTTGCGGGTGATCGCATAACCCAATCCAATACCAACATGGATCTGGTTATAGACAAACGCCTCACCCGAGTTGTTGTCGAAGAACGTGTTACCGCCGTCGTTCTTGACTTGAGCGAGAGGAAGGTAGCGCATGGAAGCGGTACGTTCCTGGTTCATTTCAGATTTGCCGGTGTCGAACAGCTTGCCCCAGATATTGGGCCACTGCGTATATTCACCGACAACACCGCGGAGTCCCGGTTTCAGGAGGTCCGCGATAGCACCAAGATTGATAGCCATTGCGAATGCTCCTTACGAAATACCGGTGATACCGGTTTTGTAGATCATGTTGTTGAATGCGACCTCTAGCCAGTTGTAGCCGGAAGTAGCGACGGGATCGGTGGGGCCGTTCGGAACGCCGGTGATGATGAACGGATACGTATTCGACGTTGACACGGCATTGATGTACATGCCGGAGAAGCCGGTATTCGTTGCTCCCGTCCCGACTGCGAGTTGCGCGTTCTGGCCTACATCGGCAAACGGGAATCCCGCCGAAGATGCTTGAACGAGAAACTTCGCAAACGGGTCGTCACAGACAAACGCCGTGATGTCGCCGTTCGCGTCGGTCGTGCCGGGCCACCAGCGGGAATAGATGATCTGCTTCGTGGCAACGGACTGATACGAACAACCGTAGAAGATGCCGGCGAGGGCAACGGTGCCGGCCGTGGCTTGAGTGATGTAACCGTTAGCAGAGCCGGTCACCGGAACAACCGCATCGCCGTAATAGATCGCCGTCGAGTTGGTCGAGGAGATCAAACGATTGGTAATGCGGTAGTTGGAGGTGCCGCCGCCAAGAGTGCTGCTTTGGGAAAACCCAAAGGGCGCATTGGAATTGGCCATAGAAATGTCCTGTCATCGGCATCGCATGGTCCTCCATGAGCTTGCCAAGGTGAGTGTCGCGACCCGCGACAGGTTTTGAGATTGAGCTGACCGGCTAGCCTAGACAGTCAGGTGAGAGCCGCACATGCGGTTTTATTCTTCAACCGGAATCGGCCGCATTGCCTGTTCTTGAATGCCGCCGGGGTTGCCTTTGAAATTGCCAAACTCTTTTGGCGTAAGCCGTGAAACGCCGTTCTTTCGGTTCTGATCCTGGAGTTGCTGGTCGGCAAGGCGCTTGGTTTCGGCGCGGGCTTTCTCCTCAAGTTCCTTCGGCCGCGCCATCAACAACATGCCGTCCGTAATCGCCGGCCCAGCCGCGCCATCGGCATAGAGTTCATGGACTTCCTGCATATCGACGGGCTCAAAGCCCTGCCGCCGCATGAGTGCAAGATGCGAAACTTGTTCCTCGCCTTTAACGGTATGCGCCTTCCATTCAAATGAAATATCGGGATACCGCTCGCGAATTGAACTTGGTAATTCAAGGCGGTTCTGATTGGTGGCGAACTCGCGGGTTTTATTCCGCAGCCTATCACGCAATGAAGGACGGCTATTCTCACGCAATGGAGGCCGCCCGGGGCCGCGCTTTTCGACAAATGTCTCGCTCATGACGACACCAAATCGCCTTTCCAGGAGCCGCTAGGACATGTGTAAATGTAAGGGGAAAAAACAGCAGGCGACTTACCAAGTTCAGCAACGCGCTCTTTAATGCGCACCCACTGCTTAGGAGTGGGAATATTGATACATTCAGTATAACCGTCGAACCACCATTTGAACTCTTCTGCGGTCATTTATTGCTTTCCTCAAATGCTGTCGCGGCGTCTTGGACAATGTGGCGGATGGTGGCGGCAGATAACGGCGCGCAACTAGAAACGTCGTAAATCATCATATCCAGGCGTAGACGCGCACCCATCCGCATCAAATAATCGCCGATAGCGTTTTCTATTGCAGCTTCTTTGCTCAATGCTGATAGCGGCCGATCTTGCCGTCCGCTTCCAAGGCTTTCAGGTTGTTCCAATAGTCAATCTCCCGCTCCCGTTCGGTTTTCTTCGGGTCGCCGTAAAGATGCGCGGCTTCGACCTGTTCTTTGGTCAAGGTAATGCGCTGGCGACCATTGGAAGAACCATCACGCGACACTGGAGCGGCCACGGGAGCTTGCCTTTGTTTCGGCGGAGGATCGTCCACTTGCTTCGGCGGATTAAGCTTCCCCTCGATATATGAGAAATATTCGGGAGTGTCGGGGCGGATGCCGTCGTCCTCGGATGCATAGTGAGCTGCAAGTACGCGGCTGTGGAGTCGCGGCATACCGCGCCCGTCCTTGACCACCAAATCGCGATGCTGCCTTAGCCAAGCCTGGCTCGCGGGTGGAAACGCGCTGATGAATTGCTCGGTCGGATCCTGCTGAACTTGAGGCTGTTCAACACGCCCCTCGATACGCTGTCCTTGTGGAGGAACCGACGCCTTGATGTGCTCAAGCTGAACTAGGCGGGCACTGGCGAGAGCAATCGCCTTTTGGGCTTCCGCCGCCTTGTCCCATTCCCCGGCTTCCATGGCCCGTTTATATTCGACGGTCGCCATATCGGTTTCGCGCGTGGCCGCTTCCATCGCCGTTGCAATGGTGTTCAACTGCTCGGACTGAACCTGCCCGCGGTATTGGGTTGCTTCCTGTTCCCGGTCTCGTGCTCTTTGCTCGGCGGCAACGCGTTCACGCCGTTCGGCCTCAGCGGTTTCCCGCGCCGCTTTCTCCGCCGCTTGGGCAGAGGCTAATTGCTGCTGGAGTTTTTCCGCTGCTTCGTCGGCGGCCGACTTGTCGGGTTCTTTCTTCTCGACAACTTCGACAGCCGGTTCCTTTTCAAGAGCTTTGATTTCTTCGTCGGTCATCAGTACACCACGTCCGGCTCGTCAAGAATCATGCGAATCTCAAAATCCCTGACTACGCGACAAAGCTGATTATGGAGCTGAGTTTTACGCCCGTCAGTCACCCACATTTGCACCCAATCGCCTACTTTGGCCTTTTCTTCTTCGTTGAACTTGTAGTCGTCGCTATCAACGAACGCCTGTGAGCCGAGCTTCAGAACCAATCCGACTTTGCCTTGGTGCTCATCTTCCTTCCGGGTAACATCAGAAAGGAAAATTCCTGAAGCAGTTTTTTCCGGTCGAAGATAAACCCCGAGCAACACTTGATTGCCAGTTAAGCTACGTACACCCTTCAAATGCTTGACCCGATCCCAAATCTCCTTCGCGGGATCGTTTTCGTGTACCATCTTCATTGCAGAAGGCATCAATCACCCTTGATTGTCGTAGAGTTTGGATTCGACCTGTTCGCAGATAGCGATAACGTCCGTTATCGCCTGCAAGTAGCCGACGCGGTTTTTGTAGTCGTCAAATGACAATGCTATGCCGGAGCACAGCAGTCGTTTCAGTGGTTCGGTTTTTTCGTCCAGTTCGCGCCGCAGCGCGGCGTGAAAGCCGTCGCGGATCACGCGGCTTTTTCAATTATCGGGGCCTTCCTTGAAGCCCGCACCAATCGGCAAAACGCACCAACCTTACGCCAATTCTTGTCCGCAAAGCACTTTCGGTCAGTTATGAAATCCATGTCCGGCCCGTTAATGTCGTATTTCTGCACAACGTAAACGTCGGAGATTTCTTCTTCCAAGCGGATACGCCAGTAAATCCGCCCATCTTTTTCGGAAAGGTAATTGTCAAGCTGCCGATGCATCATCACGGCAACAACCTTCTCTCCAACCTTTTCGTCGCCAGGTCTTACAAATGAATGAGCAAAAAACTCACGATATGGCTCACCAATTTCGCAAATCGCCGCCGGAATCCCGTCAGTCTGATCCTCAAACCCATTGAGCCAGTCGTGCAGTTCCTTGAAGGTCTCAGGATACAACTTTGCTTTTGCCATCTTGCCCTCCGGGCGTAAGCGCACCACGCTTTAGTTCGGCTTCTTCTCCACCACTTGCCAATGCGGCGCGGAGACAATCATCATTGCCCCGTTCGCCAGCAGGATTTGATAATAGTTGGCGTCCACGACATCCAACGTTGGCTCGCCCTCAATATCGAGCATCCCCATAATGGGGCAGACCATCGGATTGCCGTAGAGCTCGACTTCTACAGACAGGCAGCGCATTAAACTTTCTTCGGCTTGGCGTGCGCTTTCTTGCCGTAGGCTTTAATCTTTTCCTTGCGGCCGTCGCCCGTCAGTGACCCAGCATCAAACGTCCGGCCGCCTTTCTTGAAGCCTTTCGGCGCACCAAGCTTTTGCGCGTGCGCCGTCTTGACCTTCTGCGGATACTGCGGGGCTGTGGATGACGCCACTTTGCCGCCGCGCTTGAACGCGCGCCCACCCGCCGCGTGTGGCGGCATCATCGGCGGCATTCCGGGCCTTGGCGGAAGAGCACCGGGCGGCAGACCGGGAGGGGGTCCTGCCGGCCCGGGCATACCCGCAGCCATTCCCGGAGGAGCTATGGCAGGAGGTGCTGCGGGGCGAGGCATCGGAGGCGGCATCATGGGAGCCTGATGCGGGCTGACCATGACATTGACGGTCGTGCCTTTGTGCTTGGTACGGCCGCCACGAGCGAACTTGCCGAGATTTCGCTTGGGCTTTTTGCCTTCGGCGCCAACAGAAGCAAGACCGACAGAAGCCTGCGGGCCGTTGGGAATCTCCTGCCCCGGCTTTTCGGCCATGAACATGCCGCCGCCGGATGTGCCGCCGGTTGAAGTATTGCCAGCCGGATTGCGCGGCGTGCCATGGTAGCCGGCAATGCGTCTTAGCTTGTCGGCGTGCCCGTCGCGGGCTTCTTTCAGGTGCGGGTGCATATTATATTAGCCTTTCGGAGGGCGCCATGAACCATACAACCGCTCGCAAAGGAAAACGTATCCACGTTATCTTGGTGAACGGCCGGGCATTCATTGACAAACTAGTGGCCAACAAAAGCCAGCATTACGAGTTTGAGCGAGAGGGCCGAATTGCGAAAGAGAGTATCAGGTCGTTCTCAATTGCGCGGAAAGCTGCCTAGATGAGATCCGCCAGCAACTCGATTAGATAGCGGCGCGCGTTCGGCACCGTATCCCACTTGGCAAAGCCGCGAGTTTCCGAAACTTTCGCCTCGATAAACAACTCAATCGCGTCCGCCAATTCTTCCGTTTTGACGCGGCGCTGTTCGGCAGCGATTTCAGCCAACCTCTCAGCGGAAAGCGGAGCCGTGGACCAATTCTTTGCTAACTCGACAGGCGGCACAACCTCATCGCCAATGTCGATTTTATGTGACTGCGTAGATGATATTTTCCGTTTAGCGCTCACTCTACCTTCCCCTGATGCGCTTCACGCTGCACATCCGCCTGCTGCTGCGCTTGCGCTAAATCCGACTGCGTACTGATGTGGTGCTGTAACAAATCGGATTGTGTATCAATCTGATGCTTGTGTAGGTCAGCCGCACGATCCGCGTTCTGCTGCTGTAAATTCGCCACGCGATCCGCACGCCGTTGCTGTGCATCCATTTGCTGTTGCTGCGCGTCCAATGCCATCTGCTTGCGAGCGTTTGCCTGGTCGTCTTGATGAATGACTTGCTCGCGCGCCAGATTGATGATGGCGACATTCTCTTCCATCTGCGATTTCTTCGCTTCGGTCAGATTGTCGAGCGAGGATTGCTGTTGCTTGGTCTGCGCGTCCATCAATTTCGCGGATGCCGTCTTATCGGCCGCCTGCGCGCTTTGCATCGCCGCCTGTCCCTTCAAATCAGGAGGCGCCTGCGGAGGTGCATTCGATTTCAGGGCCTCGATATCCCCGATCCCCATCATCTGCATGCCGCGGGTTTTAATCGCCACCTGATCCCAGGCGGGATCGTTCATGGTCAACTGCACCAAAGCCGCCGCCTTCATAATCCGCTCCATTTGGGACGCGGTGTTCGGATCTGCACGCGGCACTAGCTGAAAGTTCTCTAGAGCGGCTAGAAATTTAACCTTCCGTTTTTCATCAGCCTGCTCTTGCGCCTGCTCGGTGGCAATGAGCGACGGATCGACTTGCGATTCCTGGGCAATGAACAGTTCTAAGACTTTGGACTTCTTGTTATGTCTCCATAACGCTTCCGGGTCTTCCATGAAGCGTTGACGGAGTAGCTGAAACTCTTCGCTCTGCGCTTGATGCAGCCTCTTATGGACCGCACTCATGACTTTCGTGGCTTGCTCGATTAACGCTAACGTGGTTCCAACCGGGGCGTCTTGCTTGCCCTCACCGACCGGAAGTTCTGCCGTTCCTCCTACTCTTTGGCCGGTTTGCACCACATCTTGAATAAGCTGCATCATCGCAGCGTTGGGCGGATTGTAGGGCAGTGCCATCAGGGCTTGGCGAATGTCCTGGATGCCAGGAAGGTCAATCGGCACACCACCGCCAGGCGGAACGCGAAACTCGTTGGTCAGTTGTTTCCCGGCCTGCTTGAGATATAGAAATCCGGGGAAGCAACTAAACGCACCCGCATCCAGCATTTCTCGCCAGCCTGCGGTAGCAGCCAGCGTCACATCACCGAGAATTTGTAGCAATCCAATATCGTAGAAACCAAATCCCGGAACGAACGGATATTTTACGAACGTGGTCCGCGTTAAACACTGGTCGTCGTCAGGATCCCAGTCCCTTGTGACTTCCAGAACCTCACGGGAATCCTTGTCGATGGAGACTTTCCACGGCAACGGAAGGCCGGTTAATTCTCCCTTTTCCTTGTGCTCGTAGCCGGGGATTTCCAGTTCGCAATAGCACTCGTAAATCTCGCGGTCCAAATCTCGCGGGTCTACGCTGGGCGATTGTTGAATACCCTGAACTTCCGCCTTCTTCTGATCGACCGTATTCGGTAATGTTGGAATGGCATCGGGCAGATGCACATCACGATAGCGGCCGAGTAACTGCATCCGCCGCACAATCGACGGCCGCATGAGAATCCGATGCGTAACACGCCGACAGGATTTTAGGTCGGTCGCCGCATTCGAGACAATCAGGTTTTCCGGCTCAATGGATTCCGAAACCGGACGCCTTCGGATTGGGCAGTTGTAAACCTTCTTGAAACTGCAACCTCGAAATCCGGTAACGAGCAACTGCCTATCGGTATCGGGATAATACTCGCTCGCCGTCGTAGTCAGGTAGTGATTGAAATCGTCCTCTAAAGCCTTGGCAAGAATCTCGTCATTCTGCGTCGCATCGCCATCAAACGTGACCTTGACCGGACCATCGGCGGGTAAAAGTTCCCCGCGGGCATTCGCTTGAAAGCGAAGCGAGGCTTCCTTCAATAACGGATGATTGACCTTGCTGGTTCCCTCAAGCTGAGCGCCGCCTAACTGAGAACTCGCGGGCGTTCTAATACGAAGCCCGAAAAGGTCAATGCCCTTTGATGTCGCTTCCAGCCAGTCATGACGCGATTGGTCGTCCGCGTCGATGCCTCTCAATAGTTCGTCCGCTATCTTGCCTAAGTCTTCCCGTGAAAGCTTTTCGGCCAGGTTGGCGAAGTGGTCGCTGTCGTCAACGGTTTGGTCGTTCGGCGCCGGACCAATTTCGACCGAGCCATCATCATGCGTAATTTTGACGGTGCCGGTCTTTTCGTCAAATTGCACATCGTCGGGATTGTCCGCGACGATCTCAATGTCTACCGCGTCCGGCAGCGTTGTTTCTGGCGGAGGATAGCGTAAGACGTTGTTGAAATCATAGGCGTTAGCCATTACAATTAGCGCACCATTATGGAGCGGACCATGAACAACATCCCTCGGGCGAAAGTCGGGAATACCGAATTGCAATGGTTCAAGCGCACGGAGTTCAATTTGGCTAGAAAGGCGGGGTGGAAAGCCTCAAAATGGGGCGACACGGAAATTTTAGAAAACAATAGAAAGCTCTTTGAACGAACTATCGAACCGAAATCGAAATGCCGAGCAGCAGGTGGAGCAGCGGAATAACCACATAGAACAGCACAATCGCCACCACCAGGGTTCGCTATCTAAGCTAAACTTGGTATCCCGCATTGCGCAGCGCATTCGCAGGCAAAATAAATTTATAAGTTGACGCGGAGTACCACCTCTTTCATTTCTTTGACCCAAGCGAACCGCAATCTCCTCTAAACTCAAGCCTTCACAATAAAGCAAAAATGCATGTTCACGGCGCGCCAACATATAATCGTCAGCGTCAGCTTCCCGGATATAACGGTTCAGGCCGCTTTCGATACTTCGTCGTTTCTTCCAACTCCGCAGCGTATTCTTCCTTGCGATCGGCTAAACCGTGAAGACGCAGCCAGTTCAAAGCCTGGGTGACGGAATCAACAACGTCGTCATGCGTGCCCTTGGGGAATTTCGAGCACTCATCGACAACCATGTAAGCCCAATCAATCTGGTTCGGATTGGGCACCCAGATCATCTTGTCGGTGAACATATGAACGATGGAGTGGGCGCGTGCCACTTTATCGAGGTTGCCGGGGTTTATCTCAATAACAGAGAACTCATTCCGCGCATAAGCACGGCGCATTTCCTGTACAATGGATTTCCCAGAGGCTTTTGCTTCGACCAGCAACTGAGAAACGTGGTACCGCTTGCAATCTTTCGCGACCCGCTCGAGCAAATCATGAAACTCTAACTTGGATTGCCACGCATAAAGCAACATCCAACGCCTTACCGCCTGGCCGGGAATAGGCGTTTGAACCTTGCCCTGCGGGGTAAAGGTTATCGCGTACTTCATGTGCTCGGGATCGAGGGGTAACAAAAACGAACCCCAGACCGTCAGAGCACTGTAGTCGTTTTCCTTCTTGATATCGTAAGCGGTGTCTAACGAAGCTACTACAAAATCACACGGCGGAAGGTTCTTGGTCGCGCCTTTCTCTTCGTTCCACTCCAGCCCGCAACGGTTTGCGGTCTCGGCATCCCAATACTGCCACCAGTCCGCTTTGAGGATCGAACCACCCCGGGGAACAGGCATTTGCTGCCATTGCCCGGCCCACTCGAACGGGTTTCTCTTGAACTCGGCAAGCTTTTCCTTGGTAAAACGCTGCGGCCATAACAGCTCGCCATCGTCTTGCCGGGGATCTTCCCACGCCTTGTCAGCAAATTCCTCTGTGTGTAAAAGCGGGACAGTCACGCAAGACCGGTTGCTTTCAAACTCCGCCGGCAATCTTAAGACAACAAAATCTTCATCGTTATTGATGACATGCCCCGCCAAATCATCCTCATGCAGGCGTTGCATGATAATCACTTCGGCCGATGTGCGCGGATCCGTAATGCGCGATTTCAGCGTGCCGTCATAAGTCCGCAACACACTTTGTCGGGTGACTTCCGATTCCGCCTCATCCACCTTGTGCGGATCATCAAGGATTTTAATATCACCGCCACGGCCAAGAACAGAACCGCCGAAGGAAGCACTTATTCGCGTTCCGCCAGCCGTAGTGTCAAACTTTTCCTTTGCTTCCTGATCCCGCGCAATCTTAACCCGATGACCCCACCGCTTCTGATACCACTCGGAAACCACAAGACGATGCGCTAACGTAGCGTTGTCCATCGCCAGTCGGTCCGAATAGGACAGGCACAGAAACTTGGCCTGCGGCCCAAGAAGCGGATAATCCTGGTCAGGTTCTTGGCACCATAACCAGGCCGGAAACGCTACAGACGCGAGTAGGGTTTTGGTATGCCGCGGCGGTATGGTGATGAGCAACTTGCGGATTTGCCCATAGGCTACCGCTGAGAGATGTTCGGCTATCGCCTCGTGATGCCAGTTGAGTTCTAATGGAGCTGGATCGAATTCCGGCCACGCGGCCGAAAAAAAGTCAATGAACGATGTCTCCAGCTTCCGGCATTCCCTCGCCAATGCTCTCTTCCGAGAATCCTCCGTCACCCTCTTTGTCAAATACGCGAAGCGCCGCCATCTCTCTGGCGAAATAGGCTCTACGTTCATCTTCCGTCATTGCGTCAATATCGGCAAACTCCCCAGGAACACCCTGTTCGGTGCGCTCAACGCGCTTGCCTGAAAGAACACCCTTTTCGCGAATAGCCGACACAGCAGCGGACGGTTGCTGAATTTCCATTGCCAGCTTGCGAGCGGCCTCAGCCTCGGAAATCAAGCTTTCGACGGTTACAATTGCGCGCTCGGCACTGCGAGATTGCAGTTCATCTAGACGCGCTAAAATGTTGCCATTTGCTGCCAAGCGTGACGCGTGACCGCGATCACCTTTGTAACCCGCTGCCTCATAAGCCTCAGTCGCGCTTTTGCCCTTTGCTAGTTCTTGGCAAAACTTTTCGTGCCGAGGATTTTTTAGAACTCCCATTAGGCAGCTCGCGCAAACTCGCCAAATAATCTTTGGGCGGCCAAGAGATAAGCGTTATGGGCGGCCTCAGGATTATCAAATCGCCCAAGATGATGTTGCTTGCCATCCTTCATGATTGAAGAGCGCCAGCGACCCTCAGCCTTTATATACGAAACGCCCTTAAAACCGCTTGTATTGGATGAGCGCAAACATCCATTTGCTAGATTTTCAGAATTAGTAGCAAGCCTCAAATTTTTAATGCGGTTATCACAACCGTCACCATTAATGTGGTCTATTCTGGAGATGGGCCATTCGCCGTAAAACAAAAACCAAGCGATACGATGAGCTAAATAGCGCCGGCGCGCTACTACGATAGACCAATAGCCACATAAATGTCTCGAACCAGCAATTTGTCCCGCTACAATGCGGTGATGCCCAACTCGCCAATAAAGGCGTCCGGTTTCTGGCTCATATCGGAGTAAATCCTGAATGAGCACGTCATGACGCGGGTTTTTCAGGACGGGCACTGAATTAACCTGCCGCCTTGAGATACGCAGTAGCCAAATCCGTTAATTGCTTGCGATTTCGCAGAACTGTCTGTTTTGCTACTCCATGGCGTGATTTCATCGCGAATGGGCCCCATCTTTTGTAGCGCAGCTTGTTTCAAAAATCGGACCAGGCCAAGTGACCCCCATTGATCCTCAGGGTCTTCAGATCGGTCGTTCATTCGCGGTTCAAGGGTGGACAGTTCAAAAGAATCTCAGGGCGATCAGGCCGACCTTGGCGCACGATGATTGGAGGATGCTACATTACTAGGAGTCAAGTGGATAATTCCGTACCATTTCTGGTATTTCGTCATTGACCGATTTTTTTAAAGATTTCCGGCAAAATGGCCCCGCTGTGAACCTCGGAAAAAAATTGAGGTTCTCCAGGGGCCTCGGCTAACCGCCTAAAACGGTCCTTTGACCGCTAAACTTCCGCCACTTTAAGGCGTCGTCCACCGTGGCTTACGCAAATCACCAAGATTGCTCCGTTTAAGGCGTTTTCGGAGGAATGTCAACGTCAGGCACCTTGCGCCTAAACTCCCCCTCGGCAAACTCGTAACCTTGCTTCTCCATTTCCGCGCCGACACAATGCTCGTATTTGCACAAATTGACCGCGCGACATTGGCCATAAATACATTGCGACCGAGCAACCATCACACCGCCTCCATCTCGCTCACCGGCAATTCATGAAACAACACGATAGCGCGACTGACGGATTCCTATCGACGGGTCGCCACGCCAATGCGCAGAAACATACTCCAATCGGCCGAGCCTAATCCTGATATGCTTGCGGACGAAGTGTAAGGCTCGCGCCCCAGTTAAATAGCCATCTCTGTGACTTTCCGGCTCCTCGGGATTTCTTACCCGCAAAACAATTTCAGTCCATGCGTGCATCGGAAATTTTCCGCCGCGCAACTTATTCAAGTCGCGCTGCAAACCCTTATGTGGCTGATGCTGCACGTGAGAAATAACCCGGGGCGAATTAATTAAGGCGAGCGCGGAAAACAGCCAACACACCCCCTGTAAAAGGTGCCCTTCTCCTTCTCCCCATGTATGCAGACGGCCATTTTGCAAATCTATCCTGCCCATCTGATATGTCGTCCATTTATGAGTCGTATCCTCAGGATGCGGTGCCTCAATAGCATACTCATTTGCCCAACCATCCCCCCGATCCACCAGATAGGTGGCGTTGCCGCCGTTATACTTTCGGCCCTTGGTATCGCACTCAATCCACGTCCTTGGGGCCGGAAGAAATATCAACTTACCTAAAGCGGCAGTTTGTTTTTCTCCTTCCGTCTGGTAATCATCATCGCCCTCAAAGCTTAGTGTTAGCTCCCTAATTATGGAATCAACATTTGTTACATCGAAGCAATGAAAATCCTCCAAAAGTCCCCGTTCTACGAGGTTTTCTCTGTCGTCCAATGGCTCTCGCCTCTTAGGCGGAAGAGTAAACCGCTTCATGAAACGATGTGCCAACGGCGTCATATACTCACCACTATACGGCCTCTATCTCACTTACCGGCAATTCCCATTCCCGCACTGCACCAAAAAACTGGGCCTCCACTACGATTTTAGTCTTCGAGGCAATGCGCTTGATTTTGCCGTCCAACTCTACCCTTCTGATTCGCACTTTTTGGCCTTCCTTGAACGGGATTCCTTCTGCGGCTGCAATGGCCGAGGCATTCAACGCGGCCTCGATTTCCTTGATGCGCTCAATGCCTTGCCTACCGTCTTCAGGCAATTCTACCAAGTTCTCGCCGTTTCGCATAATTCGCCGCGCTCCTGGCGCGCTCTCGATTAAGTCGCAATTTATGGTCTGCAATATCGGTATCGGGATAAACAGATAACCCGGGATAACGCTCCGCCAGCGCACTTCCGTCCGATGACGGTTTAACTTTACGAAGCCTTTATAGCGGGGCCAGTACGGCTCGTATTGCCTTCTACGTAGCCAAATACAAATCCGGCGCTCTCTACCGCTCTCCACCAAAAGAGCGTACCAGCGGCGCGGTAAATCGGTTCCAGGCAATAATTCCGCGCTCTCCTCGACCTGATAGCGCAAGACGGCCTCAAGCAGTAATGGTTTTTGTGTCAATGCTAGTGCCCCGTGCATTATTCCCCCTTAACTTTGCGAACCGCTCCGCAGCCCGCATTCATCAATGAATTTACGGCGATCGAAGTTCTTTTCACGCTCCAAAAAATCAGCAATGGTTTCCGCTATTTCCTCCAAATTGTACAACCACGCAGCCCGTCCTACATCGTCAGCTTGAGATGCAAGATAAATCGCGCGAGCGATAGAACTCATGCCTTCCCCCTCTTTCGTAGGATCCGCGACACCACAACTAACGCTTCCCGGTCGTCCGCTTGCCTGAATTGTCCGCATGATTCACGATCCATGCGATAACGAATGCCACTTACCTGGCTTTGGTGACTCGCAGTAGAACAGCAGATGTGAAATCCAGATGCCTCCATCGCCCCACTTCCAATCCGCTTCATCGGCGGTTTCACTGATAGCCACACAGCGTTCGTAATGCTTGTTTCCGATCGGAACAAAAGCCTTCGCGCGACGACCAGGTGAGCGGTCTACGAATCGCGTCAGCCGTTGCATCTTCGGCATGGCTGCATAGCGGCGCTGGGTCGCTAGCCTGTTCCGCTCCGCATCGCATGCGTCCACCACTTCAGCGATCGTCGGCGGCCACTTGGTGCGCCGCTGCAAGCCCTTTCGCGGGTCCGTCACAGCGATAATCACATCGTCCTCGTAGCCTTCCAGAACCACGCCAAGCTGCACAACGAACCCCTCTGGATCAGCAAAATCATCCTTTCGGTAGGCTGAGAAAAGGATTTTCACTTGGCGCTTGATCAGCGTCGCCTTCAGGGAGTTTGTCGATCGCGTCGAGGATAGAGCGTCCATTGCCGTTAACTCGTTGTGTGGGTTGCATTTGCAGCGGCGAACGGCACCAATTGCGCCACGCCGCATTCCAATCGGCGTAGGTTTTTTTATGCGCCTTCGCGTAGTCGAAAAACCGTTGAATTTCTTGGTTTATTCGCGATTCCGGCCAACCCATTGAGCGCGGCAATTCACGATCAGGGTTGAAAATGGCCGGCAATTGCGTTTTTGGTTTTCGCCGCCCACTAGCTTGCTCCTCTTGAGTTTCCTCTAGGTCCAAAGAGGTAGCCGAGGAAGAGCTAGAAACTATATTCCATTGGGCTTTATCCTCCCCGTTATCGGGTGGCTTAAGAGGGGGGTTAACCCCCCCGTTATGGGCAGACTTTAATTTGGGATTACCGCCCCCTTTACCGTTCTCGCGATCCTGTTGCTCTCTGAGGTTATCCCGCACCATTCGACGCGAATAAATAATACCGTCCTCCGTTCGGCTGAACACTCCATGCTTTTCAAGCTCGCTCATAGCTTTCTTCACTTCGGCTACAGGACGAGCGAGTTGCAGCGCGAGTTCATCTATCGGCATGTCGCCGCCCTCAAAGACCAGATGACCGTATGGCTCGGCTTCGTGCATGTATGTCATTAGGTCGATCCAAAGCCCGCGCGCGGACAAGGAACACCGGCGTAACTGTTTGTCTCGCCAGTCGGCGACATAGAACTTGAGCCAGGGTCGAATCAAAAAGCCGCTCCCTTCGCGGAGTTGCACGGCGAACAAAGTGGCTGAAGGTTATAGATACAGTCACATCCACCACGGGAAACTGGGTGGATATGGTCTTTGACCAAGGGTAAATCTGTGCGACCGCATTCAACGCATTTGGCTATCTTATCTCTCAAGGCGATCCATTCTTGCTTAGTGTGAGTTCCGCGCGCTCGCGCTTGAGCCATTCGGAATTTACGCCAATCACTTGGCGTGCAATTCCAAGGTTGTACTTTCCCATCGTAGCCATAGGCCCTGACAGGAAATTCTTCGCTCAACGGCCAGGGAGGCGTCCAAGGACGGTTCATGCTTTAAGGACTCTCTCCAGTTCGATAAGCTCGCGATCAAGCGCTTCATCGGTTTTCCGAAGCGCAGCAATTTTTCTAAATGCGTGAAGGCAGGTGGTATGGTCCCGCCCTCCTAAGCCCCTGCCCATTTGCGGAAAGCTCATCGGCGTTAGAGTGCGCGCGAGATAGAACGCCACATGCCGAGGCCGTAGACATTCAAAAGTCCGACGCACACTCACCAGGTCGTGATATGTCACATCATAAAATCTACAAACCGCATCAGCGATTTGCTTGAGCGTCGGATATGGCCGCTCCGGCTCTTTCCTAAGTTCTGCTATTTCAGCAGAAAGTGCCGCAATGACGCCTTGGCTCAATTCCAGCTTCCTTTTCGTAATAGCCAATTCCTCTTCCAGCGATGCGGGCATCACTCCACCACCCAATCAATCTCCGGCACCAGATTGTCACACAACGGCCGGATGTCCTTCATTGTCGGCTTGCAGACACACTCATCACTCACCTGGCACCACGTGTAGGCTATCTCCTCCCAGCTCTTGGCTTGATGCTGGAGATAGGTGATTTCAGTCTGTGCTCGCTTTAAGCGGATGTGCTCAAAGAGGAATAGTGTTGTTTGCCCAATTAAAGCCAGAGCAATGAGCGTGAGTGCGAAGGTCACCTGAATCCCCACGGCACATACGAATCATGCCGATACGCGGTCCTGGTATGATTCAAACAGTACGGCCGACCGCTGGTCATGTCGGCGGTCGGACAACCGCAAAAGAAAAAGTCGGGTTGCCCCGGCTCGCCATAGGGAAACCGGCAGCTACAGTTCTCCAACTCCATCAGCGTCTTGCGTTGGGAAACTGGAATGTCAGCGGGGGAAAGATTTTCCTCGACCGGCAGGAAAACAGAATCGATTATTCGGTGAGAATACGCACCCCACCGGATCAACCGTTGCACCTTTTCAGGCTGCGCTCTCTTGACTCTGACTTTCTTCGGTCGTGCTTCCAGCTTTTTTATCTTTTCGGATACACGCTCCGGCCGGATGCCTAATGCCAAAGCAATTTCTGTAACTGATTTTCCTTCGGCTTTAAGTTCTTTGAGAAGTTTAACCCGATCCGGGAACCAAATGCTCTTGACGACATTAGCTAGTCGTATGCCTCGCCTATTACATTGGCCGATGATAGCGTTCCTCGAGACGCCCATTTCCCGGCCGATTTCGCTGGCAGACAATCCCTGCTCAGCAAAAATCTTTAGCTGATTGATCCTCTCATCGGACCAGGTGACACGTAAGTCTCTTGGCTCGTAGGCGAGCGCCATAGCCCCTCTCTGTCCGGCCCCTCAGCCGGGGTTAATTAACTCAGGCCGTTTTAACTGCTAGAATTATCCATCGACTTCACACAGGTTTCTGAACGCAAACTCAAAACTCGTCAGTTCAAGGTCTAGTAGGCTGTCCTTTGTTCGGAGTTGTTCGATTATTCGAATACCGCGCAGAACGGTCGTGCTCCTTCGATCAAACCTTCGCGCGATAGCCGGATAGGTAAGTCCCGTTAGTTCCTTAGCCAGATACATCGCTATTCTTCGCGCCCGCACGATTTTCTTGTGGCGCTCTTTGGATTCGATGTCGGCTAGAGGAATCCAATAATATGCCGCTACCGCCCGCTTTATTTGTTTGATGGACAATGGAGCGACACAATTGACGGCAATCTGCGGCGGGATGCCCAAGAGCTTGTGCCATTCGATGTGCGTGGTGTGGAGGCTCATTGCGGCCTCACAAAAGGATGGGCCAGCACTTGGGGAATGCTGGCCCGCTGCCGCCTGCTGTTTTCGAGGGGCTGGCGACAGGTCAGGATAGAATTGAGTGCAGCACGGCCAATGTAATCGGCATATGCTGGCGGTATTGCTTGCGACAACTCCATGCCGCTCATCCAATCAATGTCCATCGCTTGCCGCCGCTCTTCAGTCGAATAATCCTGGGTATTGGTTTTCCGCCGGCGATCACGCCCGTGGCCTCCATAAACGCCAATAACACGCGCTCGTTGACCATGGCGGCAGAAACGGATCGGTATTAGAAAGTTTGCTTCAATGTGGCGATGTCGCCAGATCTCGGCGTCGTCTGTGCCGAGGTCAAATTGCGTTCCGCAAAGCATGATGGAAGATCGCAACGGTGCCCCGACCACATTTTCTATTGCGAACAGCTTGCCGCTCGTCTCCAGAAGATCTCTGGTCGGCGGAATCAAATCAGGGTGCTTCTTGGCATTCCATGCGGATTTGAGATCTGAATGCGCCTGGCACGGCGGACTCGCCCAAATGAAATCGAACTCATCCAGGTTAAGCGGCGGCCGTAGAGCGTCGGCTTGTATGAAAGCATCGCCGCAATATCGTCGCTGCGGCTTGATATCGATCCCGGTAACGTGGAAGCCCGCACGCTGCAGACCTTTGGTCGCGCCACCCGCACCGCAAAAAAGATCGAGGGCGCGGGGTTTCATGCGATGCCCTCGCAATAGGATCGGCGGAGCGGTAGGCCGCGAGTGGCCTGCTCCTGTCGGGAGTGGAAGCCCCGCCCCGCCGAACTGTTATTTCCAGAGAGTGGATAGAATATTCCTGGCCTGACAGACCAACAGCCACCACCGTACATCGCTGTTGCGCATGATGTACTCGAGGACACGCGGCCCGTCGTCAGTGCGAAGCAATAATGCGAGAACTCTAGCCGGTGGCTCGCTTTCGGCAGCAGCCCAAGCCCGGCAGGTTCGTTCGCTGTATCCGGTGTGATTGTGAATGTGGGCTGGGACTTTGAATTGCCACAGCTCTCGCGCCATGACTGCAAACCATTCGGCCTGCGGCAGGATCTTGCCACGATCGGGTAAAGCCGAACTGTTGCGGCATGATTCCGCCGCGGATTTGGTTGCAGCAACATCAACCTTGCCTAAAGGTTCAGACATGGAAAACGCCCACCCAGCACACTTACAAAACAAGAAGCCCTTAGTACCGACCACTCAGTCGGCAAACTCACGCACTCACAAACTCCCGCTTAGCCTTTTCAGCGCGGGCAATAATCAATGCTGTCTCTATAGGTTCGGCTTGACGGCCGATTTTCAGCGCCGCGTCGAGAATGATGGTCGCTGTCGTCCAGACCTTTCGGGCGTCGGCGGCGTCGGCGGCGTCGGCGGCGTCGGCGGCGGCGTAGGCGGCGGCGTAGGCGGCGTCGGCGGCGTCGGCGGCGTCGGCGGCGGCGTAGGCGGCGGCGTAGGCGGCGGCGTAGGCGGCGGCGGCGGCGTCGGCGGCGGCGGCTCGCAAAGCATCGCACGCCTTATTCGCCGCAGCATGCGCTTCAACTCGCGTCTCGACGCGGTCGCAAATCAGCGCATAGTCTTCAAGTCGATGGAGCCGAAGAACAATCGGCAAAATATCGCGAACGGTGTGAACAGCAATCAAATCGGCGCGTTGACGTTCAATTGCTTCTGTGTCCGCCGTTCCTGCCAGGCGCACGACAAACGGGGTGAGCAATTCTTGACGCAGTTCATCAGACATGCGGTCGTTAAGAGCAAGCGCGTAAGCGGAAATCGGCCGAGAAAAGCATTTTGGCAAATCATCAATTTTTCGGACTTCACGATACTTGAAACCTGCCACGACCAGCGCAGCTTCATTGATGCACGTCCCGCCATCAGGACCAGGAAATTTGTGCGAACCTTTTAACAAGCGCCATTTCAGAAGATCATGCAGTTCCATTACTCCCCCCAAATGTCCGGCGTGTTTCTCCACAACATCAACGCAACAAACAACATGCTCGGCGTCAGCGCGACCTCAATCCAAAAGAGGATCGCTTGCGCCGTGGTCATATCGTTTCCAATCCGACATTTTGGAAACGGAGAAAAAAACGAGCTGTCACAGCGGTCATGACGCGGCTCGCTGTTCTTCGGAGAGAGGAAGGAAGTCTTCGGCTTTCAAATCGATTTTGTGAGTACGTGCGTATTCGAGCAGCGCAACATGATGCCGCTGCGGAATAAGTCCATCAGTACCGCCCCTGCCCCGGGCATACTGCCAACTATAGGGAGCCGTTAAACCAGCACCGGTGATCTCTGAAACCTTGGCCTCCCCGCCAAGCTTTTGAACAATCTCGGAAGCCGGATTAAGCCGTTCTTGCCGCTGTTTCATGCAGCGGTAATTTCGGATTTTCCGAAACGATTGTCAAGCCAAATTTCGGATATTCGTAATTGCCGTCTTTCTGAAAAACAGAAAGAATTGGCAATGGACATTGAAGCGATTGCGGAAGCGTTTAGAAAAACCGGCAAGAAGAAAAGCGACCTCGCCAAAGTTCTTGGGATCAGCCCATCAGGCGTAACAGACATTCTTGACGGAACGCGAAAGATAAAGCTCCACGAGGCCCCTAAGATTGCCGCCTTCTTCGGGTGGGGAACCGTCCAGATCGTCGGAATTGTCAGGGCCGGGGGGGAGGCCGTTTATCCCCAAGAGGCCAATCTGGGGCTCGTAAAGGCGATTGACGGCACAGGACCCAATACCGTGGCAGTCGAAATCCAAGGCACAAGTATGGGAACCGAGCTAGACGGGATGATCGTATACTACAACGATGTGCGACATCCGCCTACCGACGATCTCCACCGCCAACTATGCGTTATTGGCCTTTCTGACGAAAGAATTGTCCTCAAAAAGCTCGTCCCGACGCGGCGCAAAAAGTTTTTCAATCTCCTATCGACCTCTTCCGATCCGCTTTTGGACAAGGAGGTAGAGTGGGCGGCTAAAATTGTCGGGATTTTACCGTCCAGCTTAGTCAAAATCGATTAGACGTATGCTCAAATATATTTCAGCAATTTGCCTGTGTTTACAATGGCCTATTCAGCCGGCCTTGGCAGACACTACCGGGAATCGCCTGTTTTCCGATTGTGACACTCAGGATCATGATTATTCGGCAACGTGGGGGCTTTGCTATGGATACATAGAGGGCGTTTTTGATGCATTGGAAGACGTAATGCCAATGTGCGGCTATGCCGGAGTAACAGCGCGGCAACTGCACGATATCGTCTATCAATATCTCGAGAGCCACCCAGCGGAACGGCAATTAGACGCCCATTACCTCGTCGCTCGAGCCTTTAAGCAGGCATTTCCATGCAAATAGTGCGCTCATGGTCGCCAGATTAGGTAACGTTCTCTATTGGTTAGGTTGCGCAGCCGCAACCGCAACTTTTGCCATCGGTGTGGGAATATGGGTCACGGATAACCCTAGCAATCATCCAGGAACATATTTTCTGGTCATTTTGTTGCTCGCCTGCGTTCCGTGGATCATCGGGCGAGCTTGCCGCTATGTCCTTGCAGGAACATGAGAATTGTCACGGTCCACTCGCGTTCGATTCTTTCTTAAACCGAACCTGGCGGCACGATCTCTATTGATCCGTCTGATCTTTCAATCTTCCTCGTCCCATCCTTCGACCATTGAGTTCGAATTATCCGCGGACGACGCCATGAATTTGATGGACGCCTTGCAAACGGTGCAGCGCCAGACACGCTGGCGTGCACCCCAGTTTTTCGGTTCCGGGCGCGGGAAGCGCCCGATTTTCCGGATCGTGAAGGACGAGGACGAATAGGCATCGACAATGCTTATAGCACGCTGACTTCCGCATATCCAAAATATTTTTCGGAATTTCCGAAATTATCTCTTGACCTTTTTCTGATTTTCCGAAATAGTGCCCTCCATCAATTCGGAGGGCCATCCTATGAGACAGCGCCACAAGATCCGCCAGCCGCGTCGGGAGGCAATTCCGACCAAGCACGTCGCAGCGGAACGTCCCGCTGCAAAGGCCAAGAAAAAACCTCCGCTCAGCGTCGAAGGCGAGCAAACTAAACAGCGCCTAGATAAATTTCGGCGCGGCGGTCGGTCCAAGAAATACGACGCTGGCGGCTCAGCTCCCGACCCGACAGGCGGTATGCCGTCCACCCAAGATTTTATTTCGACGCCGAAAGTCAATCCGGTAACGCGCTTCGTTCAAGGAAACATCCCGCCGACGGCGCGCTATTTGAAGCTCAGCGTTCCGCAAGCTCCGTCCCTACCCACAAAACCCGGCGTCCCGACCTCTGTCCTCCTGAATAACAAGCCGCCTCTTCTGAACAGTAAGCGCGGCGGCCGGATCGCGCGTCGGAAGAAGTCGTGACCTTTCAACACATCGGGAGCACGTACCATGTACCTCGAAGAGAAATCCATTCCAGCCCCAGTTGTTGAATTAGAGCCGTGGCGGCAATCGACGCTTGATGCTGCCGATTACATCGATAAGCGCGGATGGTGTCAGAACAGATTACATGACGGCGAAAAGGTATGCGCCGTAGGCGCCTTAATCGCCGTGTCTCCAGATCTAAAGGTAGTGAATACCGCTCACGAAAAACTCATTGAGCAGGTGGGGGAACCTATAACGCTTTGGAACGACGCCCCCAATCGCACAGCCACTGAAGTTACCGCCGTCATGCGCGCATGTGCGAGGCGCGGGCTATGACCAGCGACGCATGGAAGGTCGTACAGACGCCGGATCGAATGAAGCACGTCATCCCCGCCGCCGACCTGCGGGTGCATGTGTACTCATCTGAATGCTGGTGTCGGCCATTCGATCCGTTCGCGGACCAAACCACGCTGGTCCACCAATCGATGGATAAGCGCGAAGAGTTTGAACTGGGACGGAGGGCACCATGACCTTTCAGCAACTCGGCCTACCAGCCGCCCGCGTCATAGCGAACATCGAGCGGCGCAAGACCTTCCCTCTGAAGCGGGCAAACAAAGCCGCGCATGAATGCACGGCCAATGGCGGAACGGCACTCGATGCCATGTATGCCAGCATGCACGCTGGATTTGACCGATCGTGCGAGATCAATTCGCTCAAGCTTTCCATCCTGCACGCCATCAAGCTCGGGACAGGACATCCCTTAATCAGAGCGCGCTATGGCGAACGGGCGAGGATGCTCAAGGCATTGCCGATCGATACCGCCATTTGGGTGGTCGATAAGTGGTACTGGATCGAGCGCGGCAAGAGCGCGTTATCGCTCAACGTCCTCCGGGAAATGCGCGTGATGCTCAGGATGCTGCGCAGAAGTTCTTTGCGCGATCATCTGCCGGCGATCCTTTCTCTTGTGTGTGAGGACCAATGAAACCTCTCCTGTACGAAGTCGGTGCGTTTGTGTCGCTAACCCTGTTCGTCATCATGATTTGGATATGGGTGATGCCATGAAACTCGATGATCACTGGGCTTCTACGAAAGAGCACGCGATTGCACTTGCCGTCCGCGCCATCGCTGTTGGGCTGGATGACCTGTGCGAAACCAATAATCTGACTCTCGCGGTTTCGGACTACCGCGAGCTGACGTTGGCCTGTCTGCGCTTGCAGAAACTTCTTACCGAACAGACCTACCGAAACGCCTTAAAGCGGGTGGGGTAATGAGCGCGTTCGACAAACACAAAATCCAGCATCTCAGCGCTTCTTGCATCAATACCTGGATCGACAATCAGGCCATTTGGTCTCTCAAGTACTTGGCGCGGGTGAAGGATGATGCCGGGCCGAAGGCTTGGCGCGGAACGGCTACCGAGTTTGGCCTGAAATCTTTGCTATTCGGCGCGACAATCGAAGAGGCGACCGCGCTTGCTCTTGTGGAGTTCGACAAGCTTTGTTTGGGCGAGATCAGTGATGATATTACGAAGCAGCGCGGGCTAATTCCAGATTTTGTAGCACAAGCCAATCAATGGCAGCTAGCAAATAAATTCGAGTTGGCGGCAACACAGCTTTTCATCGAAACATGGATACCGGGAATATCCATTCCATTCCATGGCTATATTGATTTTACCTTTATGAACGCACCCGACACCGACCTTAAGACAACCGAGCGACTAGAGTTAAAGCGTGATCATGTTCGTCAGATCGCAATATACAATCAGGGACGCGGAACCGCGCAAAGCCTGCTTTATGTAACACCAAAAAAGTACCAGCACTTTGTCATTCCGGAAGACGAACTTGCATCCGCGCTGAAAGAAGTCCGCTCGGCCGCATTAAGCCTTGAGCGCTTCTTGGATCGGGTTGATGACGCGCAGGACGCACTTCATCTGCTTCCTCTTAACACCGACCACTGGAAAATGAACGAAACACTTATTGAGGCGCACGCGCAATTATTGGGAGCATAAAATGCAAGAAGCAACGATCAAAGTCGAGTTTGTAAACGAGCCGGACAAAAACCCGGACTTCGGCAGCGTCAAGGCTGACGGGAAATATTGGGGTGTGCCCAAAAATATGCTGTCTCAGTTCGAGAAGGGGCAGACCTATACGATTGGCTACACCACGACCGAAGGGCGCAACGGCAAGACGTTCTACAACGTCAAGGAATTGCGCTCCCACAAACAAACGACAAATGGGGGCACTTCCCCGCATAATAATGGCAACGGCAAAGACCAGCACATGATTAGCGCGCTGGCGCTCTACAATCACAGCTTCCCCATTTATGCCGCACGGCTTGATGGACAAATAGACCGCACCGTCATGGGAAATTTCCTGTTCGAGTGCATGTTGGCGGTCGATTGGGGTCTGTCGAAACACAAGAAGTTCTGGCAACAAAAGGCAATCGCGGCAGCGGCACCAAAACCAGAAATCCCGTTCGATGATCCGGTGTCGGATATTTTATGACCGATCACGCCGTCATAGCCGCTCAACTCGTGGACGCTCGCAACGTCGGGCTGCACAAATTTGTAAAGCTGACTTTACACGTGCCCGCGGAACAGGCGTTGGATGTGGTGAGAGCCTTCGGATGGCCCACGGCCTCAGAGCCTGTTCCGGTCGCTATTGCCCGTCTTGATGTGGCGGCAATAAGAAAGGAGGTGGTGCCTGCTGAACCGAAACGTATCGAGCCCGCGTCGGTATTCCCCCCTCCGGCGCGGGCTCCTGCTGAAAAGAGATTGGCGCAGCTCGCCGGCATCCTCTGTCATGAGACGCGGTTCTGGAAATTTTTAAGCGAACATATTTCTCAGGACATCAATAGCGAGGAAGACGCAGCGGGAGCTGTAAGGGCGATATGCGATGTGGAGAGCCGGGCGGATATTCTTCCTGATACGGAAGCCTGGAGGCAATTCGACTTGTTGCTAAGCAAATATGCTGGATGGAAGGCGGATTTGGAATGATTGGCTGGATTAGACGGAACGATGACGGCATCGTGATAGCTTTTTGCGATGTCACCTTTGCCGATCCGCAAATTCTCGGTGAATTTTCCGAGTCTGGAAAGGTCGAGTTGGTCGAGGCCGAACACATAACGCTAAATCGTCCGTTACCGGACGACAGTCGAGTGCTGCACGTTCTCGACCCGGAGGGGAAATGATCCCGCGCGTGCGCTCTCAGAAGCACCTTTCATTCATCCGAGAACTGCCATGCTGTATTTGCGGAAACGGGACCACCGTGGAGGCCGCGCATATCCGCTTCACTGATTTGCGCGCAGCCAAAAATAACCCCGGTATCGGTGCGAAGCCCAGCGACACTTTCGTTTGCCCACTGTGTAATACGCATCATAGAGAGCAACATGCCTATGGCGACGAAAAGAAATGGTGGGCGCAATACGGGATTGACCCGATTTTTGTCAGCCTTGCTCTGTGGCACGCATCGGGCGACCACGAGGCTGGGCTGCAGATCATCGGGGCGGCGCAACTAAAGAGCAATTAGGGTTAGGTAATGCGCATCGGCAAAAAGCTTTTTCAGGTCGTTTGGTGGGGTTTAGCCGAGCATTGGACCTGCTGGGGTTACTGGAGATGGCCACCGCTTGAGGAGCGCCTACGCGGAGAGACCGTGCTGCCCGGCAAGTGGATTAACTTCGGCTTTCATAGTTTCAGTTTTGGTCCAGTTGAATTGCGTTATTGGCCAAATAATCGAGCCTAGTTACGGAGACTAAAAATGACGAAGATCGTTACGTGGGACATCGTGCCGGTAACAAAATTTCGCATCGTTCGGTGCGAGACAACCGAAGGTTATTTCGGAGAAGTTCCGTTGAGAGAACTGCCGGAAGCAATCACTTTTGCTGGCGAAGGCGGAAGCGTCGATCATATTGGCGAGTTTGATACCGAACGCCGGGCCGCAGAAGTTATGAAAGCGCTTCAAAAGGAAGAACTGGCACAGATCGATCGTGGGGTAGCGCCTCTAATAGAGCACCACGAGAGCAATCAGCTTTAACGGAGAAAGGAAACACGATGGCGAAGTTTCCCAAAGCACTCTACGTCAAATGGGGCGATGGTGGTACCGGACCTGATTATCTTATTTCGAGCAGCTCCCTCTTAGAGGCGGCGGAAATGGGAGAGAAGGCGACGGTCGGCGTCTACAAACTCATTGGCACTCAGGAAATTCAAGGTGTTGTTGAGACACGACACATGAAGCCGACTCGATCACGCCAATAGAGCATGACAAATGATGACCGTTCTCAAGCCGACCTATTCGCTGTCGATTGAAATTCAGCGTCCTTTTCCTCAGCAATCGGCGAACAGCCTCCAGGGTGTTACGGTCGGTCCTGACGGCAACCTGAAAATTCCTTCCGGCCTGCCTCCATTTTGGGAAGCTATCAAAGGTACTGGCTGCGATGAAGTAGTTGCTGCGATCAAGGAACTGCTCGCGGAGCGTTTCCCAGAATGCCACGTCCGGTTGACTGGTTACAGCGAGGAAGCATGACCGCCTCCCCCGCCATCGTCCCCGAGGCCGAGCCGCAGCGGCGGCTTGATGTTGTCTCGATCGACCAGGCGCTAAAGGCTTTGCCGGTGCGCAAAAGCCGTCGCTGGTTATTAGCATTTTTGCACAGGACGCCCACTGACCCGCTCGGGCGTCCCTTGTACCGCGAAATGGGACGGGACAAACTCATTTACCTTGACCGGATGATCGAGGCTCTTCCATGCCCCTCAAAATCACCCCGCCCCGTAATAAAAAGACGACGAGCCTCTACATCCGGGGGAGCTACCTTGGAGTCGCAGTTGACCAAAGTGCGCGAACTGACCGGCTCGCACTTGCCAAGAAAGTCGTCAAGCGGATTGAAGGCGAAATCGAGCGCGGGGAATACCGCAAGGAAAATCGAACTGATCGTGGACAACCGACATTCATAAGCGCGGCTATCGCTTACATGGAAACCGGGCATCCGTCCCGTTACATTCAGCCCCTGGTCGATTACTTCCAGGACACCCCGCTATCGGACATAGACCAGGCGGCAATCGACGCTGCCGCAGTAGCCATCAAACCCAACGGCACGCCGATGAATCGCTGTGCGGTCGTCTATACGCCAATCTCGGCTATTCTCCACCATGCCGGAATTGACATCACCATCCGTCGCCCGAAGGGGTTTGCGGGGAAAGAACGAAGCGATTGGCTGGTTCCAGAAGACGCCTTCGGCATCATCGAGGCGGCGGACAAGTTCGATCCCGAGTTTGCCACGCTGTTGACGTGGTTGCTCTACACTGGGGCGCGAATCGGGGCTGCCTTAGACCAGCGCCGCGAAGATATCCGCCTTGGAGACGACAGCGCCTGGGCGCGGTCACAAAAGGGCCAGCCCCACATGGACATCCGACTCCATCCCGATCTTAAGATCCGGCTTGCCGCCCTTTTGGAAAGCCACGACAGAAACCGCCTGTTCCGGCTGCATTACGGCGGACATTTGATTCACCAGCTCGTGCGGGCGAAACTCGCCTACCTTGGAATCGCTTGCCCACGGCGCCCGGAACGCGGCTGGCGCGAGCCGCCGAACAGGTTGTCGTGGCTGAACTTCCATAGCTTCAGACACACTTTCGCAACGTGGCTCAGGCAGGCCGGCGCTGACGTGCAGGGGCTTGTCGCCACGGGAAACTGGCGCAACGAACGAAGTGCACGGCGCTATGCCCATGCCGTACCGAGGGATGAATGGCAGCGGGTGGATCTGTTGCCGGCAATGAGAAAGGCAATGCGATGACAGCCGAAGAAGAACTGCGACGATTTGGGTTTTACATTCGGCCAAATGTCGCTGGCGCACTTCGGCTTTATACCCGCTACGGAGTGCTGGGCGGCCAGATGAATCCGGGCGATTACGCGGAAGTACAGTTGTTTGCGGAGTCGCCTTTGATGGAGTTGGTGCAGCGAGCATTTGCGGAGCGTTTGGGGAAAACGCGGGGAGTGGCAAAATCAAAATGATTTTCTCTAATGGATTCAATATATCGGCGTTTTCTATCCGAAGAAAACGCCGCATGGTGCAAATCCTTAGAAACCAGCGTATTTATTGAGTTTCCAGCGCACGTTGAGGTCGATTGAGTACGGAACGAAGCGCGAAAACGACGTTTCGATGTGGGGAAAAGACGGGAACCAAATCACGATTCGTTCCCCTCGTTTCCTGTTAGGGTGAATTTGCGAACATTTTCAAACCGTCCGCATCAAGGCGCGGCGACTGATCGGCCCAAAAAGTTGCTCCGGCGGATTGAAGTCGGCGCGTCGATCTTTCGGAGCTGCGCGCCACGCCTTATCTATGTTTCGGAAGAATTGCGCGTCAACGCCGAAAGCGCGGGTCAGCCCATCGAACGTCTCTGGGTCAATCATCAGGTTGTCGTCCTGCACGCACATAAGCAGGTCAACGCAGCATAGATCGATGGCTGGATCACGTCCGGTGTTCATGTGGCGCACCACGTCCTCCGTCGTCCATCCGCGCTCAAGCATTTCGTCGCTCAATAGCTCAGCGAGGCAAAAAACTTGTGCCGGCATACGGTCGGTCATAATCGCTCCTATTTAACGTCGTACATTTTCGATGCTTCGGCTTTCAGTTCGTCCCATGTAGTCGCTGTCGTCGGCTTCCAGTGGGGACAGCCAAAGTGGTTGCCAGTCCTAAGACACATCGGGCCGGGACCATGATAACAGCGCCCGCTGCCAAGTGCGCACTCGCCGTAGTGAGCGGCGAGGTATTCGGCAAGTTCATTGCGAGCGAGCAACTAAATTCTCTCGTTTATTGAGTTTGCTGTTGCTGGAACGCCATGCGCTGCATAGCGGACGAGCAATCATCGCATAAAGGAGATGATTGCAGACTTTGCGCGTATTCGGGGTGTCTGGAGTACAGTTCCTGGCGCGCGGCGGCATCTCTCAATAATTGAGAGGCGCTTATGGAGCGATGGCACATCGGACACTTAAGCTCGAAACTCGGCAACACGTCGGCCTCCCCTAAAACCAATTGATTATTACAAAGATCGCCGGAGACAGCCCGTGCCATCCGTGATCAAACCCTACAAATACCGGAAAGAGAGCGGCACCAACAGCTAACGAGGCGAACGTCGTTGTAAGTAAGATGGCTCCGTTACTCATAACCGCTCCTATTCGTTTCGATCTGGATAGACGATCGCCCATATCTGTAGTGATGGTACGTAATAGGCAACGCCACCATAGGGAATGTCATAAACTTGTGGCGTGCCAGGGAAGTAGATCACTCGCATCCGCTTGCGCACATTCGCCTCCGATGTTGTCAGGTCGATTGTGTGGATTTGTATTCATCGCAAAATAAAATCCATGGTTGCCAGAGTTCGTGCCAAAACCATAGAGCGTCCATTTTCCCGGCTCCTTATCGAGAAAGTTGTTTTGCGGATAACGATGTAATCTCGGCGTCCAGTTTTTTCGCTTCGTCAACTAGCCGCTTTAGTTCGCGGCGAAGCGATGCACGGTATATTATTGCACGTTCAAGGGCTGTAGCATCTTTCGTCCGAAATTGTTTACCGCACTTCGGGCATCTGATCTGAGCCACGGCGGCAGCCCTCCTAATGTTTTACCGGCCATTTGCGATCAATCCACCGCATCATCAATGCGCGGGCGACCAAGCCGACGCCGAGGATCAAGCCCAGACTCACGATGAGAAAAGTGTATGTCGCAGCTTCCTTCACGTCGGCTCCTATTTTGCGTTTGCTGTTTCCGGCAAAGTCACCTTCCAATTCGGATGCTCGGTGCCACGAGCGAAAGCAATCCCGTCAATGACGCCCGCCGCGTAGTACCGACCATGCGAGTCAGCGTCGGGATTGTCCTTGAGCCAATCGCGCCATTTTTGTTCCATCTCCGAAAGCGCGCCAGCGATGATCCATGCGGTCATGAAAAATTCTCCCTATGCTACCGACTTTTTGAACTTTTCTTCCGGGTAGTAACTAGCCACGACATAATCGTGATCCCATTCTTCAACGAGAAACCGAAGGCAAGCGAGTTCTTCGCGGCTGACATTGTGATGTGACACTGGTGGATGCCAGTACCCAACACCACACTCGGCCCAACCGCGCGCCAAGAGAAAATCCGTAGGACCAGCATCGCTGATCTCGTCGCCGAACCATTCGCCCATCAGGGCGCGCAACTCATCTGTCGTTTGCGGCACGGTCGCTCCTCAACTTTCCGGCAGGTTACGAACGAACTCGCGCACGTCGATTGGCTCAACGCCGCTTTTCTCAGGAAAATCGTATCTCACTTCCTCGTAGTTGCCGCGTTCGATTTGGTCGAGCGCCTTGTTGACCTCGGCGCAAAGTTCTTCCGGCGTGCAGCGGCGATCGCCAGGAAAAATATTGAAGTTGAGCAGCTTGCGCTCTGGATCGTTGCACAGCCGGTCAATCAACCGCGTCTGTTCCGGCCCCATGTCGGCCCTCCTAATTTGACTTAGCCGACTTACGGACCTTACCGATAATTCTAGCGATAGCGGCGAGACCGGCGTCATTGATAGTTGTAACTGTGTCGAACCCAGCATCCTCATCTGAGATGCCATCGCACATGAGGAGGGCCAAGTTGATGTGTCTAGCCACATCAAGGTCGGATTTGTCTCTATAGAAATCGTCCACCACGGCTCCTAATCGGTTTTCCCGGACTTACTGGCGATTCCAGCAGCTACGCCAATAAGTCCCCGCTTGCGCGGCAGTACCACTCCGGCGCTGGTGCGATGTAACCTGCATCGTGCTGGGCCAAA